TAGCCTTAAAATAAAGTTCGGAAAATAATTTATCATAAAGTTTTTTACCGAGTAATGGAATGCTATTAGGGATTACTATGTGGTCAAAGGCACCCTCAACCAAAAATATAGCTTTATCCCAGTTAATTAAATTCTCATTAAAAATTATCTCGGTTTTATCGACCTCAGGATTGAGGTATTTGTATTTTTTTGTGTACTTTGAAATTGACCTTGTAACGAAATAGTTAAGATCACCTTCTTTGTCAAAAGATGGTATAACAACTCGATTTTGGTATTTACCACCTAAGCAAAATCCTATTTGGTATTTTTCAATCATCTCATCCGTGATACCTCGACTATATAGATAAGAAAATGCGGGTTTAAAATCACGGTAATTTTGTTTACCAACTAACTGAAAATACTCACTTGGTAGTTTTAAAACTTCTTTTTTAGGTACAAATTCTTTAGCGGTATAATAGTCGCCAGTGAATGTAAATTTACCACCAACAAAACGCCTTAAAAGTTCTCTGTCAGCAAAATTCTTAAATAAATTATAAATCTTACCCTTGGTGCCATGTGTTTCTGCACATGACCAACAATTATAGACGCCCATGTCATAATTAACCTCGAGATTACCCTTACCGTCAAATTCAACACCTTTCATTGCTGAACAGCTTGGGCAATCAAAGGAAACCTGACCCTTGGTCGTGTAGTGTTTTCTTGGCTCACCGAGAAATTCCTCAAGAAGTTGAATAAGTTGTTCGTGTTTTCTATCAGTGTCCAAATCGTACATTAAAGCCTATTTTAGGCAAAAATACACAATTATTACCAAAAAACCAAATCTTACTCAAAAATATTTTGCATATGGGCGAATGATAAACATACTGTATATGCATCACTCATATCAAAATTTTCTTTCTTTAATTGACCCTTTTTGTCCAAAAGCCAACTAATTTTAGGTTCTCTTTTAGATACTTTCTCCCAAATAACTCGTTTTTTGTCTATTTCTTTAGGATAAGCACCAAACAAAACAATCTTACCAGTGGCTCCTGGTTGCATTAATTCTGGGAAAGCGTTCTTTCTGGCCTCATATGTACTAATATACTCTGGTGTAATACCAAGTCTATCATAGCATATTTTTGTAACCATACCGTTAAATCGTAATAATGTACCAACTGTGTTTACATTATTTGATCTTAATAACGGTTCCTCAATTAAAATGTGCTTAATATTCATTTTTGAATATTTGGCGATAAATTCGGAAAACAAATCCGCTTTTTTAATAAGCTCTTCCGTTTTACTTTCTGGTGTTGGTTTTGCCTTTGGTGAAATGTGTGTTAATTCTAATAACTGCCCTTTATTGTTAAACAGTGCGATTCCTATTGTCTTTGTTGATACGTCAAGTCCAAGTAAGTAGTAATCTTCTTGTATCTCTTTTTGCATAAAAATTAAATTATAATCTTATTTTAACATTAAACGATACAACATCAAACCAATATTTTTTAACTGGTTGTGTTGGTTTACATACGGCTAATAAATTACCCTCTGCATCGTGAATGCCTAATTGCGTTATTATTACTGGGTATAGGTTTTGGTCTTCTGTTTTAAAATTAGAAAAATCATTTGCCATAGGAGTTGTCATTAACTCTCTTGCGGTATCATTTGTTGATTTGAAAAACTCATCCGATGAAGCTAAACAAACAATATTTAATGATTTTTCGGTATTATAACTAATATACTGTGCGCTGGAGTTAAGTGATGTACCAGTCAACACAAATTGTGTACTATCCCAAACAATGTTTGAATTTTCATCAAGAGTTGTTATCATCTGAGATGGGTTTGTTATTACCAGACCTTTTGTTGTTCCAGTTGCTGGTGTACCGTTGACATCATAATTTTTATTTGCCGTAAATAATGAAGCTGTCCCTGACTTTGTAACAGTACCGCTAAATACATTTCTAAAGTATGAATCAACAACTTTAGGGTGTGTGATCACGATAAATCCTTTATCTAAAGCGGCAAAACCAATACATTCATCATTATTATAATCATAAACGGCTTTTTCTTGTGCACTTGGGTTAAACACCCTAGTACCATCAATTAAATCTGTGTATCCAGCAGACCACGATGAGAAATTCGCACCGTATGGTATTTTAATTTTATCTGAAAATAATGGTACCACGTTACTTTCATATGTGGTAGCAGTTAAATCTGGTCTAATACCAATGTCTTTAACAGAATAATCAATTTCACTTAAAACCCTATCAAGATTTCTGGTTGTTAGATTTTTTTTATTATAGGTGCCATAAGCCTCTAGTTGCACTGGGGTTACACCATAAGAGTAATAACCAAGTCTTGCATCAATAACGTTAGATGTTGTTCCAGTGTAATATGGTAATTGGAATTTAATTGATTTACCATCAATTAATTCACCGTAAGCCCCATTTGGTATTTCAAATATTAAATATAATTCATTCTGAATTGGTAATGCGGCTTTATTTGTTGGCGTGTAATCATACGAACCAATTGATTGTAAAGCTGTACCAAAATACTCACCAGTCCACCCTGTTGTTGGGTGTACAACCAACGCTGCTGTTGTTGCACCAGTTGTTGTATGTGCTGTCCATATATATTTTGTGCCATCAATCATGGTATCATAAGTTGTACCAGTTGTTGACGCCAAAGTACCATATTGGCTTCTTGTATATTTTTTCATTTCCTCATCGGAAACGGGTAAATTTAATGATTTAAGTAAGTTTGCGAATATTGTATTTGTGTCAGTTCTTTTAACAAACATACCACGAATAAAATTAGTTGGAAAACTACCCGTAACTTTATGCTGTACGGTAACTAATCCATCGTTTAAATCAAAAGGAACCGACTCATTAACAACAACAGAACTTTCGATAGGCTTTAAAACAGAATATACCGATGGGTTAACATCATATTCAATATACCCTCTACAATCACCACCAAATTGGGATGTTGAAAACGACAAATCTTGGTATTGTAAAACCATAAAATTAGCAAAACCATCTGATTGTGTTACAGATTCTTGTGTGGTGTTTTGCTCAACGCTTTGGAAAAAAGCTGGGACTGTGTTTGTTGAAATACTATTTAATTTATTCTTTAAACCACTTGTGGTTGGCACTCCCGTATGAACAACTAATACTTGTTGGTTCACAGTTGGTACATATGTTGGTAACGATTCTAAATAAAACGTTGCTAAACCATCAGTACCGCTGTTTGTTTTTCTTCTATAAAATGGGATTCTTACTTTTAATATTGCGCTCATTTTAGTTATTGTCTAATAATTTGATTTTTTATTGTAACATTTTTGGACAAAGAGTAGACATTATCATTGTAATCTCCAGTTAAATCACTAACCATCTGTGTTACAAATAGACTAGCATTATAGTTAACATCCTCATCCGATATTGAAAATGAACTTGGGATAAACCCTTGTTCTAGAAGTCTTCTTCGACCCAAATCCGTTAGGTAAACTTTCATTTCAACGGTAGTTCCTGTATCTATTAAACCCATTTTATCGTTTTTTTAATTTTAGTTATTCTTTTTTATTAATAAATAGTTTATTATGAGATTTTTATTGGTTTTTGAAAAACCGATTTTGTTTGATTTTTATTTCTAAACCTTTCTGATTGTGTTTTACCACTAAAAACACTTTGGAATAAAACCGTATCTGGAATCAATGAGTCACTTATTTCTTTTGGTGGTAATAATTGACTATTTTCTTCTAATTTAGTATGATATAGTTTTATTGTCCTACTACTTTCAATGTTGAAAATATACGGGGTTTTAGGGTTCATATTTAAATCGTCTGCGGTGGCATCCATAAAATAAATTAAATCGTATGCGAATTTGTATTTTTTGGCCAATTCGTGAAATAATTTAAAAAATTCAGTCAACTCATCTAAGTCAATAATTTTTTCAGCCATAATAAAAAAATCAATATCATTATATTTTGTGGATTCTTTAGTTAAATACGATAAATAACTACCAACTAAGTAAATTTCAAAGTTATAATTGTCGTTTAATTTTTTAAAATCGACCATAAAGTTATCATACTCATTTTTTGTGAGTGGATCACTTATTATAACATCATTAGTATCTTTAAAGTAATATGTATATCTCATATAATTTAATAACCATATCCGAGGCTAGGAGGTGTTAATGCTATTGGTATGTAACCAGTGTTAATTGTATTTATTGTAATAACTAAAGTATCATTGACTTGTTGTGTATATTCTTTATCAGCGAAACATTTTATATTAAAAGTTACATCAATCGTACCCTTTTTTCTATTTGGGTTTAAATTTGATTTGCCAAAATATTGAATATCCAATTTATTTAAATTAAAAACGGCGTAAGTTGCCGACATTTCAATAGATTGAAACGGATTTAACATTTCATTATTACCGTTAACAAATTTATTTAACCTACTAATTGTTAATTCCCCGATTTGTTGGCCCCTAAATTTTAAAGAATAATCCTCGTAAGTATAATTACCGATAACTCTTGTATTGTTTAATGATACAACTAAGGATATTGCGGGGTATCCAGTTTCCCTCCTCATTCTTACGGATGAAAGATATAAACCGTTAAAATAAATTGGTTTGCTATTTTTATTTAAAACATAAAATAAACCATCAGTATAAGATGTATATGATTTGGATAATTCCGTAACACTAACACCATGTGTGTTAATATAAAAATCGGATTTTTTAATCATAAAATCAAAAACTGGTTGTTTCTCAGCTTTTCTACTATATAAGTCGGTATATACTATTGCACCCATATTATGAAACGTTAGGATTACCTGCTGATGATTGTGCTGCTTCGTAATAAACGAAAGTGTTTGACATTAATTCAACAGCTTCCGATGTTGCATACGTTCCAGTACCTGATACACCAACATTAAAATATCTTACTATTATTTTATAACCTTTACCATTTACAGCAATTTGATTAAAATTTGGGAATTCCGCATCAACCCTAAAATTATAATTATCTGGTGCATTTAAATAACCATTAAATAAAGTATTAACTGTTGTGGTTCCAGTATATGCCATGTCAATACAGTCTTCACTATTTAAACCACTCGCCAAATGAATTCCATAATTACCAGCAGAAATGGAACCAGAGCTTGTTACATCGGATGTTGAAGTAATATTAACCCATGAACCGCCAGAATATTTTTGTAAATTTGATAGTTCCATTGGTATTACATTTCCACCAATCACGACATATATTTTAACACGTAATCTATCTAATATTTTCTTACTATTTGTTGCGTTTAATCCTGGTAATTTATAACCACTTAAACTTGACCCAAAAAATCTAAAATAAAATTTAAATTTATTGTAGTACATTTTATTTGCAACCAAACCATCTTTTATAGTAATTTCTGAATATTTGTATAAAGAGTTTGATTTTTGTAGAGAATTTGATCCAATAAAACTCGATGGTTCTTGATATCTCGCGTTTTTAAGATCAAACAAATTTGATTCCGACCTTGTCGCTGGAAAAAAATCTTCGTCAAGCAACAATTGATTCGCATAATTAGCTGTTGTTAAAGTAATTTGAGGTTTGTATGTTAAATACAAACCATTGACGCCTTTTATGTTAAATTGTTTACCCATTATTGATATATGTTAAAACCTCAAGTGATTGGTTTGAGGTTAAATCTGGTTCATACATTATATATTCTTTTTGTGTGGAAGATTTAATACCAAATAAAGCTCTTTTATAAATCAAATTATCAACCTTTTTACCCCTTAATGGAACTTGCACAAAGACATCATTTATATAATCGTCATCTTGTGAGGTACCGTTTGCCAATGAAGTTTTATATCCACTAACGTGGTTTATAGTTGGTATTGGTTGCACGGAAATATTCGTTGGATCAAATACTCTTATCTTATCCCAATAAGTCGAGTTTGTTGGTATGTATTCGGTTGATGGTGATACTGGGTTGACAGATACTTTTCTATAAAAATTATTTGAATATTTAACAACATCTCCAACAGAATATGTTGTCCCAGTCACCCAAGTTAAAATTTCATTTTGAGCTGGATCAAAAATATCATAATTTGCATCTGAATCAATTAAAGAGAAATACACCGCCGAATCTTTAAATCCACCATCAAAAAATTTTTGCTTACCTAAATCTGTTAAGTAAACCTCAAAAGTATTTGTATTATCGTAAATAAACCCCATTTTAAAAATCTATTGTCGCTTGTATTATTAATACATCTGAATTATATTTTCTAGTTAATGGTTGACTAAATTTGCCTATCGCAACTAAATCACCATCAGAATCGTAAACACCCATTTCTGTAAACGCAACTTTATCCTGATCTGGATTAAAGGTTGGGTTTGATGTGTTTATGTATTTGTTCGGTAATACATTACAGGTTATTAAGCTCTTATAAATCGTTGCTTTAATATCCGTTTCAATATTACCAAAAAAGAAAGTTTCATCACCAAATGTATGCCCTGTAATAGTACTAAATGATGGTAAAGAAATAAAGTCATTTATATCATATTTTGTACCCTCACTCACATCTAACAAACTCTTATCTAAATTAACTCTTAAATTCTGTATATTAGCTGCGGTTAGTGTGTTACTAATTGGGTTATTACCAGCTCCAGCATTATCTAAATAAAATAAAGATAATATTGAGCCATCGGCTGGTGTAAAAGTTAATTGAACCCTTCTTGTTGCGGTTGTACCAGTTGGTATCACCCCATAATTGTTTGCACTAATTAACTGACCGTTATAGAATAAATAAACAACATTATTATTAGGTTGTTTGTTTAAAGTCAAGCAAACCGTTGAACCAATTAAATATATACCATCGTTATAATCATTACCAGCTGGTACCCCACCAATTGGAACCGTAATATCTTGTCTTATCGTTGATGATGTATTTGTTTCCCCAATTAAATAGTGAAATTGTATAACATCACCTGATGTTAAAACGCCAGATGTAAATTCTATAACCGAAGTGTTGTTTGGCCCGCTAAGCACATTCAAAGGGTATTTCCAATAATCACCATCAACACCTAAATTTGCTAAAGATGTCGCTTGTTTTAAAATCAGACCGTTTTGTGAAACAATAACATCGCCTATTTCTTGTTCAGATAATGTGTATTGGTTTGATGTGAATGCTGTTGGGTATATTGTTGTTTCGTTTTGCAACTCAAAATTATCACAAAGCGATGTTATGTTACTTAAACAACCGTTACCACCGATAAAACTATTAACATTTAAATAATTCCAATCAGATGGATCTGGTTTACCATTTACTGGCGTTTTTTGCCATATAAGTAAAATAGAACCAGCTCTATAACCATACCCTTCGGTATCATTAAAATCCATTAAATAACCAAATTCACTATAATTCGGGTCATTGGGATTTTTAGGAAATTCAAAAATAACATCTTTAACACCACCACTAGTATTATTAATTGTTGCATAATTTTCACAATGCAAACCCGTTAAACCATTATTATCGGTAAATAAATAAGTCATATGTAATGACTCATTATTCAACAAACATCCCGTTAAATTTGATCCTGGGCATACACCAGGTTCGGTTAATGTTAATTTTGGAGTCGGTAAAGTCCAGTTTCTATTGGCCTTATATGACATAACAGTTAATAACTCTTGATCCTCAATAATTATGATTTTTTGGTCGATTAAAACTTTACCAACAACGGTTTTTGTGGTTTCTTGGTCAACCAGATCATAATACCTAATAGTATTATTGGCACCCATTGTTTTTAACACGGAGTCGCAAACAAATGTATATCCAACTGAATCAGCTAAACCAACACCCCCAAATTGTTGTTTATGCCACATTATGTGGGGTATTTTTAATTTTAAAGTATTTTTGTAAAACCCTTCGGCGTAGTAATTACTAACAGAATTATTTGTATAATGAATAACACCAACTTTATTTGTTGTATTATTTAAAAAATAATCATAATTAATAGCAGTTCCCCAATAATTCCTAGATTCGTTAGTGTATTTTCCCTTATAAATTGTGTTGTCTAAACCGACAACATCTTCAATTGTGATTATATTCATATTCCAAACTGGTACATCATCATTTGATAATGTACAATTTGATGTGAAATCCAATAAACCACCACTCCAATAAGCAATTGGTGTATCGTTATCGTAGTAATCTTTTATGGTATTCTTACCTGGGTAAATAAAAGCATCGACAACATAAGAACTAAAATTTGGTAATTCTCTATCTAATTCAAATGTAACGCCAGTTGTAAATCCAGTTGTAAATCCAGTTGTTGTTCCAGTGGTTAACCCGCTTATATTAAAACTGGGGTTTCCGTTGATGTTCTGAATAATATACATCAAATAAGGTACTGGGTATGTTGTAATTTCCTCTGTTAAATCATTTGATACATAAGAATTTGTATATCCACTTGTTTTAAATTTCATAAATAAAAAGTCACCCGCATTGATGCTTTCTTTATATGAGTTAACAACAGTTCTAGCTGTATCGAATAATACAATTTCTGTTGCTGTTGTGTGTGTTGAGCCCGTTAAATTACCTATTGACCAAAGTGTTGTATCCAATTCAGTTACATTGGTATTTAAGTTAAAACTAAAGAAGCCTCTTTCTTTGGCTGGTGTGAATACTTCATTCTGCAAAGAAGTTAATAGCGATATTGGTTGTTCATATATTGTACCCTCATAAGGCACCTTATATTGTATATCGTGTTGTCTATCAACTGGTCTTAATATGTTTATTAGTGCTGGATTATCCGAACTATAATCCATTTCACCATCACCTAGTGCAAATGCTGAGAAATCTAATCCCCCAGATGATAAATTTTTTCTACCAGTATCGGTTAGTTTTAAATTAACTAAAGGTTCGGTTTTTTTTATAACGTAGCTCATTTATATTTTTTACAATAAATAGATTTATTTTACTTTTATAGTGTTGCTGTGTTTATATTAATTGATCTTACGTTAAAAATAGATTTCGCTTCAACAATATCATTTTTAACATCGGTAATTGAAACAATACCACTAAGATTGATAAATACAGTTTTGTTTTCTGTAACGTTCTTCAATGTAATAACCCTAGTCTCAGAACTCGCTGTTTGTGCGAAAGTTGTTTGTATGGTATTTGTATTAACGACTTGGTTGTTAACAAACAATGGTGTTGAATCAACGAACGCCGAACCAAATTTTGTTTGTTTTCTTTGTGTTGAATAACTTATTTGTATTTCAAAATTAGTTTCTGGTATAACATCATACTTTGTATCAAACACACTATTTTTATTTATACTTGTCGATGTTGTTTTTTGAGCCAATGTGCTATCAGTTTGTTTAATCGTTAATGTAGCATTTGCTTGTCCGTTTTGTGTAACCACAACTCTTACAACATATGGTAAAACTTCAACATTTTCTGGTGTGAAGTTTGCTGTTTGTGTTATACCCTGTTGCCTATCCAACGCATTAACATCTGTATCAAACAACACCCCAAAAACAGTAGATGCTGTTTTACCACAAGGGTTTGAAATTCTTAATTTACCAATAAACTCACCAGTTAATGGGTAACCAACTTCATCTTTTTGTGGGAAATAATCCATTATAACGTCATTCCCAACAACTCTAAAATCAACTAAACCTGTTGTTGTAATTGAAACTCTATTTGGGTCTGTCGCATCATAAAGTTTATCCAAAGCAGTAACTAACTTGTTATTAATAGTTGAACCACTAAATGATCTATTCGTGAACCCATTTTTCAACAATAAATTTGGTTTAAAAAAGTAAAACGAATTTTTAACCGAATCAGTTAAGCTTTCTATTTTAGCTTCATAAACAGTAACTTTAGTCCTATCTTTAAAAAATTTAAAATTATTAACCAAACAAAAATCATACTCAGTCCAATTTGATGTATCCTCAAATGGTTGTGCTGGATACGTACTAATCGGTGTGTCCCCAATAAATTTATATAAAGCACCTCTATTAACCGTATACTTATAACCAATATATTTTGATGCGTTATTGTATGTTACACCAGTTGTTTGATCCGCAACGAATAAAGTTGGGTTATTTTTTTCTGATATTCTACAAAGTCTTTCAAATAACGGATACACGGATGTTGTATCGGTTAAGAATGGTAGTAAATACAAACAAACGTTAGTATAAAATGGAAAAGCTGGTGTTAACTTAATATTTGTTTTATTTAACCTACTTTGTTCAAAATAATCTTTGTAATTATCCGTTTCATAATAACCGTTAGAACCAACCATACCAGGGTAGTATAACTCCCAAGTATTTCCAACAGCTGGGGTAACACCAGATCCAGCAATAAGTCTTCTATATGTCAAAGCATTATATTCAACAACATCACCAGCGGCATATGTTGTTGCATTATTATACCCCGCAGCTGGTATTGCTAATACACTATACATATCAGAGCCATAATATCTGGAAAAAGGAGATGTTGAACCAACAAGTGGGTCTAAATTCCACGGTCTGTTAATTTTTTTAACAACACTAACATCATATTCATTAAAAGATATATGCGCATTATCAACAAAACAATATTGTGATTTAAGAACATTGTTCCACCTGTTACTAAACGTTATACCCGAAACTGTGTTTCCTGTCGCGATAAATGGCATACCACCATCACTAACAGGTAATGTTCTTGGTAATCTTGCGGCTGTTGTGCAATAAGCTGTATAAGAATCCATTGTTAACCAACTTGTACCTATTGAATCAACCCAGTTTGTAAGACCCGCAAGTGATTTATGATCAAATAAATCATCAACACTGGTTATACGTCTCCAGTTGGCTGTTGGTGTTGAAACGGTTGCCAAATATGGCGCCGCATTAATATTATCTTTTCTGGCAATAAAAAATCTATACACAGTTGGGGCCAATGAAGTTTCATCGGTAACACCAGATAATACAAAATCACCTTTATAATATTGTCTAGTTGAATCCCATTTTAGTGGTTTTTGGTAAATGAATCTAAAAAACTCATCATTACCTGATGTGTTCGGATATTTTCCTAAAATTATATCACCAAAATTATATTCACTGACAATTGTTGGGTCATAACTCACAAGCCCCTTATTTACGTAATCAGTTAAATTAGGGTTATTTGTCGTCTGCAATGGAATTTGATCGTATCCCCAAGGTGTAAAATTAGCTGGGTTGTATTTTTCAATTTCAACGAAACACGATCTAGCACCCATGGGTCTGTAAATTTCGTGTATTTCACCCTGAATATAAGTAGCAGAGTTACTGTCGTATAATCTATAACAATGATCAACATTAATATCGTTAACGCAAACATATAATCTGTAAACCTCTTTAGTTTGCACTGTTTGACCAGTTGGTGTATTAACGACAATTTTATAATCTTCAATTAAGACTTTTACAACATCGTTTAATTCGTAATTCACAACTTGTGAATTAAATTCTGGTACGAGTCCTAAGATTTTTTGATATATCTCCGTTTCGTATATATCATTTTCCAATTTATATATGTTATAGTTTGACGTACCTAATGTTCCGTAAACATATCTCTTTTTGTTTCTTAATTCCGATATAATATTTTGACTATAATCGAATATCGTATAATCATTTAAACCATTATCGTAGCCTTTAAATGCACCTAATGTGTTACCAGTTGCTGTTCCAAGTTGCACATTATCATAAAAACTATGTTTTGGTGCGTATGTAAATTCTCTATTATGTGTATTTTTTCTTACTCGAATATTTTTACCTATTGTTATCGCATTTGTCACATCATTGTAATCTGTTTGTCTAACAGAATTTCCGAGATAATAATCATTAAAATTAAGTTCATGCTCAACAATAGCCGTTTTATAACCTAAATTTTTACCACCAACTCCAGTTACTAATCCTGTTGTTGAAAAATTATCACTTTTACTTCTTACTTTAAATGTAAAATTAATTTTATCAAAATTAATTTTTTTATCATATTCGGACGAATCAAAAACAACTGTGTTTTGTGCATTTGTTTGAAAATAAGTTAAAAATAATTTGTTGTGATAATAATTGGGGTCAACTGAGTGTGCTATATTTAAAAATGGAACATTAATGTACTTGTTTACATCACTTCTTAAAATCAAATTATTTGTATCTAAATTAGATAAATTATAAATTGGTTTTATGGAGTAGCCATCTAAATATTCACCCCTACCACTAAAACCAGAATTAAATAGCACCCTAAATCTTGGATCATTTAATTGATTGAACTCAGCTTCAGTAACCTCTTCATGTATATAATCTATTTCTTCGTATCTGGACAATGTACACGATAAATCTATTGGTTCGATGACTAAATAAATTCTTTCGCCTGAGTTAAAGAAACCCGTATATTCAAAAGTGTATTGTCTTAAATCTGCATCATCAGAACCATTAAATATAAATGGTTGCGTATCATAAACAAAACCTAATGAGTTAATTAGTTTTATATTAACCGTTTGGTCAACGTTTTCGATAGACTCAAAATACAATTCAAATTTAAAATTAAGAAAACTATTTTTTGCGACTAGATAATTACCTGGGTTTGTGTTAACCAAACTTAAATCATTACCCGTTGTGGTAAAATTTTCATTTAAAGATTGAATTGATATATAATTATTTGTGTTTGGTTGTAATAAAATGCTATTTTCTAATGTGTGAACGAATACGCCATCTTCATTTAACGTATAGAATGGGCCTATTTTTGTTGAATCTAACCCATAAAAACCATCAAAATTTACTGTAATAGAATCTGAAATAAATAATTCTCCGTTTATGATATTATCTTTTGCTTTATATGTTGTTTCAGATGTAGCTCCGCTAAATATATGGGATAAATTTAGCGACTTGGTTAAGTTAACAGAATATGATGCTCTGTTCGGATTTAATTTAATTTTTGAGATATAAGCTGGATCTATGTGCATGAATGGATCCGTTTTCGTTCTATCCTGGTATCTTTCATACATACCACCTGGAGTGCCCGTAATAATTGAAGCTGGGTCTACTGTTGCACCACTTGTGGTGCTTAATGCTGTGCCCAGAGTTTTTAAACCACTACCAGCTGATGATGGGTATGTTGTTGTACCCGTTACCGTGTCACCAGTTACAATATAGACATTACTATTTGCAACTAAATTATCTTTATTAGTTGCGTGTATATTAGCAATTATATCATTTTTAAAATAAATTTTACCATCTTCCCACTTAAAACGTTTTTTATAAGGCGTAGCCCATTTTGATATCTCACCATAAACTAGACCAGTTGGTTTTAACGGGGTGTAATCTCTGCTGTAACCATAAAATCTTGGTTGTTTAATAGTTTGTGTCGTACCCTCTTCATCAACAAAGGTTTTAAAAGTGTTATGTATAAGCGCTGGTGAAATCGTTCTACCAGTAAAGTCATAATAACAAACGTGAGGTTTTGGTGGCGGGCAATCAAATTCAACACCAATACCCAAATAAGCTAAACCACGACCGATTGAGTTCATATAAAACGATCTTTCAGCCGATCTAATATTTAATGATAATGTATCACCGAACGTAATTGTTCTCGAATCGGCGTCAATTGGGATATGTTCCCATATCATTTTTGTTACACTTAATGAATTTGTTACAGTGGCTTTATTTGGTGGGTACCTACTTTCAATTGTTGATCCTGTTCCAGCTGTGTGTATATATGGGATATGGCCAGTCCCTTGAAACAAATATCTAGTGTTTAATCTATATAATTTGTTATCATAAACCACAAAAACGCCATATCTTTGTTCTGTTGTCGCATATAGTGATTTATTTATATTACCGTTAAATATGGTATCGTCACCATAATCAACACCACTTTGCCAAATATAATACCTACCCTCACTCTCATCACAATATTCAAACATTGTGTAGTGGACACCAAAATATTCATTGATAGTTGGGTCTGTTCCAATTATTTTTGAACCTGGTTTTCCCGAAACATTAAATGTTATTGGTTGACCTTCAAGTTTATCACCAACTATACCAACATTTTCTGTCACATTAGTACTACCAAGATAAACTGGTTTAAGAGCTTTTTGTTGAAATTCCGATCCATCGGTACCTAACCAAGATACATCGTTATTTAAACCATGTTTGTATACAAATTTGTTATCTAAAAAATTGGAGTTTTGTATTTTTTTACCAGCGTTAATAATAGATGTTGCTGGAACAAATTGCTGAATTAATTTAACCCAAGAAGAATCGAATTTATTTAAAAATTCCAAACTCCTCATGTTGTCGATTGGTGTATTAGTCGTTTTTAAATAATCAAAATATATTTTTGATAATGTTGGGTATGTTTTAATTGTTTTTCTATTCTTTGGATTTATAAATGTATCCAATGAATTTTTAATAAATTGATTAAACGTCAGATTGGTTGAATCAAATTTATTCAAGATATTTAAATCAGCATTAACTATTCCTATATTTCTCGCATATTGTCTATAAACGGGAACATCAAATATTCTATTAACCGATAAATAAGCTTCAATTTCTTTTGAGTTAATTGATAATCTTATATCGTTTGATTCGTATTCGGTAAAACCATTTCTATCGTCTTTATAATATGTGGTTGGTACCTCGTTATATACCCAGCTTTTAACATTGTCTATTGTTCTGTATACATCAAACAAAAATGTTTTTTCATATTTTTTGTATTGATTAATATATCTTTGGCCGAAATCGAATTTACCGATATTAACTTTGTTTTCGGTGAGATATCCACCATCTTCTTGGTATTTTACATTTATTGGGACGGTTGGGAAACCTTTTGTATCAAACGGAACTCTTTTTACTAATATCTCTGGATCGTCAATTATGCTTTGTCCATAAATTTTATTCAAAACCTCTGGGGTGTTTAGTGGTCTTTCAGCAAGATAAATGTACTCATTAAGTTCAAAAATTTCATCTGGTAAACCAACCAATCTTAGTATAAATTCAATTGATTTTCTAGTTCCCTTTGATTTGTATAGGTAAAAAGAATTTATCAAAATTCTTCTCCATAATTCAATATCAATCTCTGCTGGTGTTGTGCTTTTTTCAACATTATCCAACTCCGTTGAAAATAGAGAATCAATTAACGTATTTTCATCTTCGATTTCAAAAGTATTGAAACCGAGCATAGTTGCGTAGTTTTTAATTAAAAGATCTGGTACGTTTTCAATTTTATCATAACTAACATTTCTCATGAATGTTATACCATCAATATATCTTTTAATATCGTCAAATGTTTTACCGTATAACTGGAATATTAAATTAGCTTTACGGTCTGTTGTATCAAATTCTTTTAAAGAATCTGTTGTTAAAAATCTGGTTATTAAGTTAGTTTTAATACTATCGTAAGAATCGGCGAAATCATTTAAAGTTGTTGTATAATCATCAAACTTACTACTAAACATATCGATGTTGAACTCATCATACATCGGAAATATTAATGTTTCTTTTACAGTTCTTATCTGACCATTATCATCTTCTGACGGATAAACAAACTCGCTTATATATTCACCTGTATTTGAGTCTTTATTTAATAAAAAAGCAGCTAAGTCGGTTAAATTGTTAAAAAAATCATTATAAACCTTATTTTTTGGTTTTATATAAAATCTAACATTCACAACACCATTAACGTCAACAATATTTCCAAAAGGATTACCATCCACAGTTAATTGTACGCCCGTAGCATCATCGTTACTATTCTGTGGTAATTGTACGCTAATTATTGGGTATTCAACGCCATTATAAAATAACACATAATCCTTATATGTTTTTGCAAAATTCCTATATTTTGTTACAGTTTCACTATCATTTAATGTGGTGCCCGATGAATTATATTCAACAGCATATGGATTAAATAACCCATAAAGATTTACCTTTAAAGAAGATCTATTTTCTAATGGGTAAATGACGTAGTTTGATACCGAAGGTGTTGTTATCGATATAGGTTCAGCTTTTATTGCAGCTGGGAAATTATTGTATATTTCAATAATAACATTTTTTAAGCGTTCTTTTAACGAAGAAAATAAAACGTAATTATCTAATTTTCTTCTATCAAATAAAACCTTTACAGTTAAATTTTCTGTAACCTTTTGTTTTAATGCCTCAATATATTCTTTACCCTCAAAATATGGTAAATTTCTTTGTGCGATACTTTCAACCGTAAAACTTTTTACAGCATCATTTTGTGTACTTTCGTTTGTTTGTATTTGTAACTGTGACGCCTGAGCCCCTTGTTGTACACTTTTTTGAATCGAAAAATTACCCAGGGTGAAAAATGGGTCACCTTGTATTTCATCTTTAGCGTTTGCAAATTGCAAACCAACTAATTTACTACCAAATGTATCATCACCAAACGCACCAATTTTACCTTGTACAGTTCTGTATCTTAAGGCTCTTTCGTATTGTAAAAACGATGAACATGGTACATATTTAACATCACCATTTATGATATATGTACGATATCCATCACAACCAAGTTCCTTAGACGCATCAATTGCACCTTGTGGTGTATCATATAAGTCCCTAATAATTTGATTATTTGTTGTAAAACTAAGATCAGCCATTTCTCACTATATTATTTAAAGATTTTGTTGTATCAACGGTTGTTCTTTTTCGTCTAACCTCATAAAGTTTTTTATTAACACTATCTCTAATCTCATATAAATCATACTGAGCATAGATATTACCATCAAAATCATAAATTGTATAGATACCATCGTCCATAGATTTTGTTTGATCCGCGAATAAACCAATAGCTAAACTTTCAACATCATAATTTACCATCTCCAGTTCAATCATTTGTGGTGAAAAACTAGTATTTGTTAGAATAACATTTTGGTCTTTTCTACCAATAAAAGGCGCTGATGTTGGTTTAAAACTTGGAGCTGCGTTTGGTGTCACCGTACAAAACAATAAATTACCAACATTATTATAAATGTATTTTATTGTTTTCTGTGAAGAGTTTGGTGTGTTTATCTGAACGGGTTCGGATATAAATGAAGATGTGATAACTCTATAAAGATTAGGTATTTTTGTACCATCATTATTTAAATATTCAACCCTATACCCATCTAATCCGTTGTTTGTAAATTTATTACTAAAATCAATAGGCGCCTGATCAATATTAAAAACCAAACCCTTAACGTCAGGGTATGTGGCCAATTCGGCACAATCCTCAATTTTAACCCTGATTTGAGCTGGTCTTAAATAAATTGTATAAAAACCTTTTTGACCAAAAACGTTTCTCGGTAAAGTTAAATTATATAAACCACCCAATAATTCAACATCCGTACCGCCGAGTGCGGAACTTGACATCATTGGTTTAATTACCTGATTACCAAACAATTTTGTTACAGTTTGAGCTTCGGTTGCATTTCTTGTTTTGGTGTATATAACAATAACTTCAATGTCCGTTGGATCAACATCCGCAGGTCTTTTTACACCATATAATCCAATTGCCATTTTATTATCTTGTTTTAAAATTGTATCCCTTTGTGTTTATTTTATAGTAACCCAATCCAGTTTTAGTTAATTCATTCATATCTTTAACATTTTTAAGTTTTTTAACTCGCTCAAAAGCGCTATTTAAACCTCTATCAATAAATACTTCCGATATGATTTTTGGTTCTTCAACTATTCCATCGTATATAACCATGTTTGCTGTTGGGGTTTCCTCATAATGAGATCTCATATATGTAAATCTAGCAAATCCGTCACCTAAATCAACATACTTTATGGGATTTTCTGTCTCTAAATACAAAACATATTCAATTAAACCAGCATTATTTTCACTTATGATCATGGCGAATATATCTAAACCTGGTATATCTAACTTAACTTTATTTCTTAAATTGTGATTTGTATCAAACTTTTCTTCAACTTCAGCTGGGGTGTTATCAATATTTCCAACAATTTTTTTAAAATTTAATTTTTGTAGCGGTTTTAAAGATTCAGCTGATTTTATAAAATTAACTTTTTTAAAATATTTTGTTATTAAATTTGATTTACTTTCAGTTATTCCTGTTACAAAATACTTATTAGGTGACGGTGTAAAATGACTTATTACATCATCATAAGTTGATATAATTTTTGTGTTTGTTAAATACGAAAAAGATGGTTTTGGTTTAACGGATTTTTGATCAAACTTATTTGCAATTTCCTCCAATTGCAATAATTTATATTCTTCTGGTACATTATACTCCGCATTTATATAAGAACCAGGTATAACCGTATTCGCCTCCAAATTAATAACTATACTGTTATCGTAACTATTTGACATTAATACTTGTTTCATACAATTTGATTTAACCCTTTCATTTTACCCCCACCAGGTTCTTTTTCGACCTTATATTTTGGTGTGTTACCTTTCGGTGTATCCGATTTTATTTTAGCTTTTATTGAAGATTTTATTGGTATCACTATATTTTTTATCTCACCCGTATCGTCAATAATTGATAACCTTAACTTACCCCTTATTGTGATTTCACTAGCATTAGCGATTACAAAATTCACTTTTTCACCAACACTAAAATAAATATCTATTTTATTACTCTCGTTTGGTATTATGAATTTATCACCACTTTGTATTGCATACATTGTCATAGCGTAGTTTCTAATTTCATAACCAAGTTCACTAACATTTGTATCCAAATTAGCCGCCGCTGTTTTTGGTGTTAATTTATTAATTAAGATATCTTTATCTTGTGCGGTAATATTTTTTTGTGTTGTTAATAAAATAAAATCATCAATTAATTCTTGATTGTCTTTTGGTTGTAATACTTTTGAAATTTTGTCGACAACCGTAAAAACAATACCGTTTTCATCTTGAGTTAATTGTTTATAAGAAGATAAAAGTGCCACGGCCTCATCTCTTAATTGTTCAAATTGTTGTCTGTTTTTATTTTTTAATGTTGTGTATTTTTCTGTTAAAGTGTTTATATAAAAATATATTTCACTGTAATTAGTATTCTGACCAGCTGAAATATTCGCTGGGTTTAAAGCGTAGCCAATATATTTTGGTGAGTGCCCATAACTGTTATAAAAATTAACCCCTAATTTTTTAAAGCAATTTGTTATAAAGTTTGCTATAAAATTTTCCGTGTAGGATGAACCATATGTGATAAGACTATATCTTTCACGCTCAATTGCACTCAATAATTCTTTAAAAACAACTGGACTTTCCATGTATTTTGTTAAAACTTTTTTAGTAAAAAGCACCGAATCATTCGATGTAATCAAAGTTGGTTTATTACTGGACTGGTCAGCCGTTAATAACATCAAAGCCTCACCAACACGATAGCTTGGTTTTTCGTTCCATAAACTTTGTCTTTGGTTATAAACAACATTACTTGTGACAGTGTTATTAACACTGATACTAATATCCTTAAATTCTAAATTTCTAACGATCCATGTTTTTTTATCAACATTTTTAATTAGAAATGACTTTATCGGTACACGATATGTCTTAACGTTTCTATTTAAAACTGGTAATGTAAAATTTTGCTCAGTTCGCTCACCAAAAACTTCCGTATTTAAGCTTGATAAATAAGTATTAAAAGTGCTAATAAAACCACTAGTTGTACCTAAAAATGTTGGTATATTAGATATGTCATTATTATTTAACGTCATATACTTACCCGTTATATCGGTGACAAAATTTGTTGTATACAAATTTTTTATAGTAAACGTTAAAGGATTTAAAATTTCTTGAGTTGTTACAGATAACTTAGAGTCTTTTGGTTTTTCATTTGGTACGATTTTTCCTTTATAATAAGAATCAAATTCTATTTGATAAAGATCAAAATTACTTCTTTCACTATCATATTCTTTTGTGATCGGATTATATTCGTATATCTTATAAGTTTTATTATCGTAATCTAAAACATATTTCAAATATCTTAAATTCTGATTAAAGTTATCTGGGTCTTGTAGCCATTTTTTATTGGCATCTAAATTTGATGATGGTATCAAGCTAATTTTCTTACCGTTTAGTGCATCCCAGAATGAATATTTTACATAAAATTCATTTGTGATATAATTGTTCATAAAGAAAAATGAAAAACCATCCACACCATCCGTTAACTTAAAGCACGGTCTTTCGTAATGAAAATTGTTTGTTATATTTTTTTCGGTTATATTATATCTGCTATTAACAAAAACTGGTATTGATTGTATTCTATTTTGTGAGGTAATTGATGTTGAATCATAAACTTCCATCAATAAAAATGAATTATAAAAATACGGTTTATTTGTAAAAAGCAATGGCTCATTTAACCACTTATCTTTTGATGGCCAAAATGGTAGTGTAAATGTATTGTAAAAAATAGGTATTCCAGATTTTATTGGTTTTTTTAAAAAACTTTCTCCGATAAAATCCCTAACAACATATGGTTTCTGTTTTAACGCTTGGAACTTGGTTAGCGATCTTTCACTTAAAACTGGTTCTTCTCTTAGACCATTTGATTGTCTTGTTTCATAAACATTATTAAAAGCTTTAGCTATTTCAATATTACTCGTATTTGTTAAACCAAAAGCTACTTTTGATTTATTATATTGTGCGTCAAACCCCGATTCAATATATTTTCTCAACTCCACTAATTCGTTATTTTGCACATAATGCAAAAAGAATATATTAAAATTTATCTCACTGATATTATTTGGTTTATATTCATAAACTTCTGAATCCGTAACACCATTAACAACACTATTTCTTGTAAAATTTAATAGTTTTTGGTTATAGAAATCCCTATCAGATGAATAATCTTCACCTAAAATATTAGTTGATAAAACTATATCATTATTTGGTGTTCTTGTTTTTAACATTTTTCGTCTTTATATTGGTTAAATGGTTTTATTCCATTAGGGTCGTCCGTTAAATCTAGATTTTTAAACGCATCATCAAATTCATTTGTAAACTGATTACCGCTTGATGTGATATCATTTACATTTAATTTGTATTTTCTAACCGATCTAGCTTCGGGTACCAAAAAGAAGTTTATATCAGAAAAAACATAGAATGAACCATTCATAAAAGGAAAATCAACAAGATCACCATTTTCATCTGATATTCCAATGTCAAATATATCTCTCCAAATATATTTTTCTCTTTCTCGACTGTAAACAGCGTAATCTGGTTTAATATTTGTGTTTTCACTATCTTCAATATACGGTGATTTTAATTTTATATCGATCTTTGAAAATGGTTTATAATGAAATAAAATATTATTATAGATAAATCTATGACTAATGTACGATATTTCTTTTTCCATTAAATTTTCTGTGGTGTATTCGCATATTGAATGGTAAAAAATATCACCTAATTTTGGTTTTGCGTTTACGCCCTTTAAATTATCTGATATAACCTCCAAACCAAACCCATTACCAGCGCTTTCAATATAATTTAAAAAATGCGATTCTACGTTGCTTATTGTGTTTTGTGCGGGAGCTGTATTTTTAATAATGCCAATGTACAAATCACTTATGGGTTCGTTTAAATTGTTGTATAAGTTGTTTATACTTAAATCTCTGTTTGTGAAAAAATTCTGTATTTGTTGATTATAATTGTTAATCGAAAATGCACAATCATCTAATTGATCTATTATTTCAATCACCTCCAAACCTTTTATATAATATTCCAACAGCTCTTTTTCAACAACTTTTGATGCATAAAAATCTGGGCGAATTAAATTTTGTATTCGTGGTCTTGGTGTGTTAATTATACCTGGAACTTCTTCTGGTTTAAAAAATAAATTTTTAAGTTTTTGTTTCGAATTATCTTCAACAAGTTGTGTGTTATTTTTATTAACTGATACAAATTCAGAAATATTTTTTGCGGCGGCTGTTACATTTAATACAGCTTCTTTTCTTAAAAAACGTTTTACTGGTTTTGTGTTTATAAAAACTTTGTTTTGTATTACATCAACAACATCGTATATTTTAGAATCTAATAAAGTGTCATCTAAACTGTCAATTTTTATTTTATCACCGATTTCAAAATTATGTCCGAGTGGTAAAAACATACAAAAATTGTCTGGGTTTATTGTGGATGAAAATTGTCTTGCTGGTAAACCACGTTTAAAATCCAAATCAATCACAACGTTATTGTTTGATATTTTTTCGAGTTTTTTGATACCTTTTATATATTGTTGTACACCGTTAGCATCGACATTTGATTCAAACCTTTTTGATTTTAATATTACGATAGACCAATTATTTAAATTCATATCAAATAAATCGGTGTCGACTTGGATTAATCTGTCCGTATTGTTAGTCAATCTTTGGTGTATCGTTAAATTCATGTATGAATTTAATTTACCGTATATCCTAAATTTATTTGATTCTCTTTTTTCAGTAATGTATTGTGTTTGTTGAGAGACATCATAAAATAAATTTTGTTCGTATTGAATTTTTTTACTTTCTTCGAATACGACTCTAGTTTTCAGTTCTTTATTTTTTGAACCAGAAAATTTTTTTTGCCCTAATATTTCTATAATATCACTCATTTTACAAAATAATTTGTTTCAATATCATATAATGCGTTAGCGCCCTTCCATAAACCAAAATAGTAGTATTTACCTTTATAACTATTATTAGATGTGGCGGTTTCCTCATTTGTTGTGGTTATAAATTGTTCTGGCCCCTCAACAAAAATATCTGAAGATTCGGTAATACTTTTTGCCACCGCAGTGTTTTTTGCTGTTGCGGAACTTTCAATTATTTGCGCTCTAATACTAGATGTTTGTCCTTTTCTAAACGAAGAGTATACTTGATCTTTTATTAAATCAGGTAACTCATCGGTTATCTCATCAATATAAACTTCTAATATCGGTTCTTTCCCGTTGTATTCAACTGAATTTATAAATACGCCATATGTTCTTCCGTCATCAGCAACTTGATTATAGGCTTTATGTACTGCCGATCCGTTTGCGTTTGACCCTTTCTTTTTAGATAGTTCGGTAGCATACAAACTAGCGTTAAAAACAACATTTGTATTATCTCCAAAATTCCAGGTATCGTTATCACCAAATATATTATTACCGTCATCACCGATAAAATCATCAACATTAAACAAATCGGAATAAACGGATCCAGAATTTTTACCACCTTCTTTTTTAACACCCAAACCTAAGTACATTTCCCAATCACCAACCCATTCGTTATACGTGTCGCTTTTATCTTTCCACGGTTCTGTCAAAAATTTGTGTGGTCTTTTTAATGTATTATCTTCATAATTAATATAAAATCTTGGTATCAATATTGATCCTATTATCGTAGGTTCATCTATATTTGTGACCTGATTGTAATGTAACGGAAAATTCCATGTGGCGTCCGATTTATTTGGATTGTATTGGGGAAAATAACCAACAAAATTACCAGGTAATAAGGCATTCGATAATGAATGTTTTTTATGTATTGTTTTTACTGTATAGAATTTTCTACGTCTTTTTAAAATATCATATTCAAAAAGGCCACCCCAGGTTCCACCCCAACCGCCAAGCCAAACATCACCATTGCCATTTGTTGGTATTCTTACTCCAGGTAGAATTTGGTTTGCAAAACCACCCCACGGTAGTCTTCGACCAGTCCATCTATCATCAGTATCGTATATCTCAAAAGCATAGTAGCCTTTTGTTGGTATACCATTTGTCGTATCGTTTGTTGGTACCAAATCACCAAATTCATTGGTTATATAATAATCCATGTACATCGGTAACGATAACCGAAAAACACCATTATAATAAGAACCTGTGAATACACCTAAACGTTTTCTGGAACCAGGATTTAATTTGTCATCTAAACGATAAACAACAACTTCCATTTTCTGATACGGGTAAATGTCACCAGTTACGTACCCCTTTGATTTATCATTTGCGTGAATTTCTGGTCTTCTTGTTGTTATGTTGTAATTATAATCTGGGTTTATTGTAAACCCGCCGCTTGGTGAATGTATGTAACCAAAGAATATCGCTGTTGGTGTATATTTAAAGTTTATCTTGAAATCGCATCTGGTTATACCAACATCACATTGATCGTCATCCCCCCAAAATGGTGATACGGTTATTTGTTTTACCTGATGAAATATGTTTGGCATTTCATCTATATTGGTTTTAACCTCAACGTCAAAATTATTGTTACCCAAATAAACAAAATTAGGTACTTTATTTCTATTGATTGTTTGTTCTTCCGCATCAATTGAGTTACTAAGTAATAAAGATCTTATTTCCTCAATACTATTGTTTAAAGAAATTTGTTCAACCAAATCATTCGCGGTCAACTCAAAAGATTTTGTATCAAAAAGGTCAAAATCCATTATGATATCGTGTTGACCTGTTGGTACCCCAAATATCATAAAATCACCAGATTCGTTAGTTGTTGTCGTGTATTTGTAATATTTATCCATTATCTCAAGATATTGCGGATAATGGGTAAAATCAGTCTCATGTGGGAAGTTACCAATAGCCTTGTGACTTGGATTTCTACCGTTTTTAACTCTTGGGAAAAGATTATACCTAACACCGTTAGGATATGTATCGTTAACAGTTTCAAATGGATATAACTCTAAAATTTCTGGTCTTTCTTTATCCTCATCTTTTAATGGGATAAAGATATTAACCTTAGCGTTTTGCACACCGAATCCGCTATTTAACATTACCCTACCAACAACAACCCCAAAATTTGAGCATTGTCTGGTATAGGCTTCAGAATTAGTTATCTTTAAACTAAGAATTTCAAGATTATCAAACTCTTGCTCTAAATTAAATTGTATTACTTTGTCATCCTTAGAAAAATCTACTGGAATTCTGATGTTTCTATCCATATTAAGCGCCTAATAATGAGTTTTGTGTGGTTGGTATAACAGCAATGTCTTTTTCTGGTGTTCTTAGTTGTAAAATTTGATCCGCATTCACGCGAATAACACCACCAGTTATATCAATTTCACCACTGTTAACATTAATATATAAAGAATCATCTAATTTACTTGATGAATAATCTCCACCAACTTTATTAAATGCTTTAATATAATTTATATTTAAAACACCATCAACCTGAGATAATTTTTTAATTAAATCACCCACAAGATAGCTTTGGCCTAATTGCATTTTGTCCTTAGAAAACTCATCTCTTAAAATAGCGGCGATATTAGCAATGGCGTTTATTTGTGAACCAGCCTCACTTAAAATAGAAATTTCAAAAGATAAATCAATTACATCCGCTGGTTTAACAACAACGTAATCATTTATCATTCTATATCTAGATAAATAATTTGCTACATTTTCTAAAACGGTTGACGAAACAACATTACTTAACGCACCGTTTGTGTCTGTTGATAGAACGCCAATATTGATTTTATTTTGGATTTGTGACACGCTGACTTTAGTTGGTACACCAAATTTTGCTGGCATACCTAATAAAATAGCCTTATAATCTTGTAATGTAACAGCTCTATTTTGTGCCGCAAAATTATACGATATATAATTTCTTAATTCCTCAATACCTGGCGCATCACCACCACCAATCGCTGGGGTTACGTTTATAACTGTAAGTGAACCTTGTACAATTGAATTAATTTGCGGTTCTGGGCCATTTAATTGCATAGATACTAACCCAGTTGTGTCTATGGTTCCAACACCAACATTTGTATCCTCACCGCCGCCAATCCTATATTTAATGTACATAGTGGTATTATTAATTGGCGCTAACCCCAAACCAGGGTTAGTTAAAAAACTTCTAAGATCAAATGTATTAGCATCCACAAAATCATCCAATATATCCAAACCTTGATCCGTCATAGAACCAAATGTCAATACACAAAATCCGTTTGGTGTGTATTCTTTAACAAAACGCCTATCCACTTTTGAATAACCCCCTTTATAAACACCATTTACGGGTGCAACAGTTCTGTCTTCAACAAAGATTGTATCCTCAGCTAAAGATGCAACTTCATACCATTTATTCGTGTTTGAGTTAAACTCTAAATTTGTGGGTACTGTTTGAAATGACACGCCATTTTTATGTATAATTGAGTCAACAGATAATACATTATTTTCTGGTAACGTGATTTGATAAAATGATCTTGTGTTTGAAATTTTTTGTGTAAATATTCTAGTGGCACCAGCAACGACAATACCAGTCTTTGTGATTCTATATGCGGTTAAAATTCCATTTGTGTATACTGGGACTTTGGTTCTATCAATTCTACCAGATATATTAAAATTGGATGCAAAATCAACATCGTAAAGTAATTCAAAACTAACATCCCCAGATAAAAACTGAGAACCAGCATACATTAATGGTAGGTATCGTCTATCCTCAGCATCACCTCTAACAGGTACCTGAACACTAAACTGACAAACAGCCACACTAGCTGATCTGGTTGGTAATTTTAAACCATAGGTTTTTGCAATATTAAAAAGAGATTGTCTTTCTTGTGCATAATCCAATACAGTTTCCTGTAACGCTCTATCGATATGAAAATGTAAGTTATCCGCAATGGCCGCATTTAAATCCAAGAATACGGATAATATTGATGAGTCATTAAAGTTTTGTACTAAATTTGGATAGTACTGTTTAATGAAATTTATTTGTTCAGTTTTTAACGATGAAAAGTCACGTTTGCTGTAATTAATTTGTTTAGCCATTTTATAATAATAATGTTACCGTACCAGACGATTGAAATGTTCTTGAATTTACAGTGTAATCAAGATTTATTTTTATTGTGTGCTGTAATTTATCATCAGCAACAAATTCTATTTGATCATAAAATTTATTTATGATAATTTTATTTATGGTTAAATTTGGTATATATTTTTCAACAGCATCGGTAATTTCATCTTCAATTTTACCCATTGTGATGTCATCCAGTGGTTCAAAAATATACTGATATAAGTTTGTACCGAAATCTGGTAAGTAATACCTACTGCCTTTTCTAGTTAATAAAAGGTGTATTAAATTTGATTTAATCTCTAACTCTGGGGTTTCTGTTAATTTAATAAAATCACCGTTAATACCCTCAGCAAAAGGAAAATTAATACCATATGTTGGTTTCCTAATATTCATGATTTTTATTTATTCATAAATAGTAAGAAAAATTATTTTATTGTAAACAAAAAAGCCACCTAAACGGTGGCTTTACTTATTAACTTGAGCACCCAAAACACTCAAATTGACTGTTTTCTGGTTTTTTGGGTATTACTTCAGATGTACTTCCAGACGATAACTTAGAGTTATTTTCTATCTTGGATTTAGTTCTTGTGTAGTATGCACCAGACTTTAAACCAACCTTCCAAGCATACATTAATGCACTTGATATTTTAGAATATTTTGCGTCAGAATGATAAACATTTAGAGATTGTGATTGATCGACATACTTGTTCCTAATCGCGGATAAATCCAATAAGACTCTTTGTGAGATCTCCCAAACATCTTTGTATCTGTATCTGATATCTTGTGGTATCTCATTAATCATTTGAACGCTACCACCATTTGAAATAATCTTATTTTTAATATCATTATCCCAAATACCTAACTCATCCAACTCATTAACAAGGTGTTTATTTATAACCAAAAACTCACCTTGACCAACTCTTCTGGTAAACAAATTAGATGTAACGGGTTCAAACGACTCAAAAACACCCAATAATATTGCTGATGAAGCTGTTGGCATTAAACCCAATAATAATGAATTTAACATGGGTATTGGTTCACCAGCGGGTAATGGGCTCCAACCCTCAATGTATGTTTCTCCTTTTGAGTAAGGACTACCATCCCAGGATGGGTAATTTCTACCTTGTTCATTAGCCATATTCATAGACTCGGTAACCGCAGCTTTATACATTGCCTCAAAAATGTCGTTATTCCATTTTTTAGCCTCTTCGCTTTCAAAAGAAATCTTTTTCTTAGCAAAGAAATCAGCTAACCCAGCTACACCAATGGCCAAGGATCTTTGATCTAATCCAGCCAACTCACTCCAATCGTCACTCCATTTATTTTTATCGATAACAGCATTTAGCGCTCGTACCATAACCCTTGTGCTTTTTGCTATACTTTTTAAATCTTCATGCTCAGCTAAGTTAATTGAACCTAATGTGCATTGGGATGTGTAACCAGGTTTTGATACATTTGTAATTTCAATACAAAGATTACTCTGTTTAACAACACCAATGTTGTTTTGCATGTTTCTTTTATTTGCGTTGTCTTTAAAGAAAACATACGGTCTACCACTTTCAACTTGGGCCTTAATAATCGCATCCCAGATTGTTTTTGGGTTTATTGGTGTACCAATACCTAACTCAACAGCTTTGTTGTACAATTCAACGAATTCATCACCCCATGTTTCATGTAGTGGTTTTAAACCAGCTTTTTCGATGTCATTTGGACAGAATAGATGCCAATCTTCATTGTTTGTTAGTTTATCCATGAATAAATCGTTCACAACAACCGCTGTGAATAAATCTCTGGTTCTCATTTGCTCATCACCAATAGGTAATGTCAATTCTAAGAAATCCATAATATCTCTATGCCAAACTGAAAGATATAAAGCACAACTACCAGAACGACTACCTTGCTTGTAAAAACGCATCTTGCTTTGCACCATATCCGCCAATCTAACAACACCACCAGCGTTTCCATTGAATGAACCGACCATAGAATGGCGACTTCTTAATGGGTCAATTAACATACCAATACCCGCACCCTCTTTTGAGGCGTATGATATTTTTGTAAGTGTCTCTTCAATCCCATCGATGCTATCACTATGTAACGTGGTCAAATTGCAAGAAATCATACCGTTTCTTTTATCTATACCAGCATTTGTGTATATCGGTGTGGCAAAGTTCATTCTTTTATTTGTCAATTCCTCAACAAACATTTTAAAATCTTTATCCGAACTTGATAGGTGTTTTGCCACTCTATTGTACATACAAGAGGGTAATTCTATTGGCATACTACCCTCTTTCATCGAATATTTTTTCAGGAATGTTGTTGCCGCAAAGAAATCATAGGTTAAATCAACTGGTTGTAATTCCTTACCAATTAACTTTGACTGTCTACTCAAAAGTAATCTACCACCTAAGGTCGAATAATCTGGGTGGTTTATTACTTTATCAGCGGCCTTAAACGCAATTAGTTCATCCAATTCCGTGGTTGTCATACCATCGTATATCAAAGGAATAACTTCTTTGAATAACGCATCACCATCAACATTTAAATCTTTCGAATTATTTTTTATTCTACTCAAAATTTTATTAGGCATAAAAGCCTGAAAATCACCGTTTCTTTTTTTAATCCTCATCTCTATTTTTTTTTAAAAATCATCATCAAAAATACCATCTGTTGTGGTTGGGATGTCCACTCTGGTATATTGCCCTATTCTTTGTTCAAAGAAATTATTTTTAGCGGACAAACCAATTCTTGCCATATAATCCAAAGGGTTGTTCATATTAAACTCAGGTTCAATACCAAAGTCCTTTAAAACAACATCAGCAACATATCTAACATATTGTACCATCATGTCTGTTGTTAAACCCATAAGTCCATTTGGCATACTTTCTCTAACAAAAACCTCTTCCACCTGGCAGCAAGATAAAATAATTTCACGCACTTCTTCTTTTGGTAATTTGTTTGCAACGTAATTGTTATATAAATTAACCGCAAATTCGTAATGTAATGTTTCGTCACGAATAATTAATTCATTCATACCCGCTAAACCCTCCATTTTATTTCTTGAGCGGTACCAAAAAACTCCAGCAAAAACAGAACTAAAAGAAATTCCCTCAACGCAAGCAAATGCGATCAATCTGTGTACAAAAGATGGGTGACTTATCCATTTTTCAGCCCAAGAAGCTTTTGCCGCAACAGATGGGCTTGTTTCCATGGAATTAAATAAGTCAAGTTTTTCTTTCTCATCTTTTACATACGATTCAATTAAAAGCGAATATCCGTTAGCATGTACTTGTTCAATAAATGTTTGATGACCATAAAAATATTGAGCTTCCAATAAATCAACCTCAGCCATAAAATTTGTCGCCAAATTATCGATCACCAATCCATCTGAAATAGCAAAAAACGCTAAAATGTTTTTTAAATATTGTTTTTCAGAATCAGTTAATTCATTGTATTTGTCCTTTGATAGGTCAACTTCCTCGGCTACCCAGGTTTGTTTTTCGGCTTTTTTATAAAACTCCCATAAATCTGGGTGTGTTATAGGGAAAATCGAATACCTTTTTGTTAAATCGTTACTTTTTAAATTCATCTTTTTTTATATTGCGTTAGGTTAAAATAAATATTTGCAAATATACTTATTTGGGGTTAATGTTGGTAAAAAATTTTACTGATTTTCGGTATTATTTTCGCTTTCCCTAGATTCTAAAAACCCTCTGTAAAGATTCTTACGTTTATCTACTTGTTCCTTAGCCTTTTGGCTTTCAAAACCCTTTTCAGTTAATTGATCATCGGTATTAATCTTTAACGTACCATTGTCAAATTTGCAATTTGGGAAAACCATACCATCACGACCCAATCGATTCTTTAATATTGAGATTGTTGCGACACTGGCTTCTTTTTGTTCCAATGTTTTACCAATACTCATTATAAAGTGTGCGATCTGAGCTTTTTTAAGTGAACCACCCATATTTTCGGTTTTAACCACCTCAACACTTGTTGAGGCTCGGTTACCTTGAGTTGCTGTCCAACAAGCGACACCAACCTCTTCAATCATTGTTTCAAGAAGTCGCATAACTCTACCCTCACTAGCCCATTCATCATTTGTGGTTGAACTATATTCTTTTTCAAGTGATATACAATCAATGTAGTCTAAAACCAATAAATCAATTTTATGACCTCTTGAATTTAATTTCTTTATGATGTTTTTGATTTTTGTTATTGTAACACCATCAGCGGGTAATTTTTGTAGGAATAAGTTATTCTTAGGTTCCTGACCATCAACTTTTCTATTCTTAAAAGCTTCTAATCTAGATTTAACCAAAGAAACGCTTTCCTCGTCAGCTAATTTATTAAGTGGAACATCGGTTATTAGTGTATAATGTTTTCTTTGTATGGATTTTTCTTTATCCTCAAAAAACACTTGTAAAACATTTCTACCATCCTGATAAGCCTGGTTAGCCACCTTTGTTAAAAAGGTTGTTTTACCAACGCCAAGTGGCGCAATAACCAAAGCGAGTTCACCACTAGCTATACCACCACCCATAATTTCATCAATACCACTAATACCACATTCTATTGGATCCCTGAACTCATCAGAAAGTACATTTTCCATATCCTGGAAAAGTGTTATAGAATCTTGAGTGTCCTTAAAAATCAACGCATCCTTTAACCTTTTTTCGATTTGGTCGTAATCCTCAATAACACCCTTTTCAACTTTTTTAGATATTTCTTGAATCACACTTTTAAGAGATTGCATTTTACAGAACTTAACAACGTAATCTTGTACGTTTTTATTTGTAACTGATCTGCTCTCAACCTCTTGTAGGGTATCTAAAACTTGTGTTTTAAATGTGGGGTCTGGAATTTCAACATTAATCTCAGTTCTTAAACCTGGAAAATTTATAATAGCATTATGTTTTGTATAATACTTTTTAATCAGGGAGATTATTTTTTGAAAGGCTTCGGTTTTAAAGTGAACCGTATCCAATGTCTCAACTACGGTTTCACCAAATTTTGGATCGACTATTATTTCATGAAACAAATCTAATTGGAAATCTGGCCCGAAGTCCTCTAATTGTGTAGATTTTTGTATCATGATATTAAACTGCTAAATCGTACTGTAAATATTTTGTTTCTAGTCTGTCATTTCTCTCAGATAAACATTTCTGTATTCTGGTTATCATCTCATAAATGTGTTCACGAACATCAACGGTGTATCTAACTTTTACTGGATAAATTGTTGCATCCCACTGTCTATGTGCTATGACTTTATCATCCATTTTAACAACAATTTTCATTTTGTCATTCATATCGTTTTTCTCAAACAACGGATTTTCATAAAAAGATCTTCTGTTTTCTGTCATGAAATCCAAGGTTTTGTTTTTCATGTGGTGTTGGATTGTGTACTGATTGTAATCAATCGCATCTTTAAAGTTTAAAGAATTGATTGCACGGTTATTAAATCCAATCACGTTGAAATAACGCTGAACAATAATATTGTCGTTGAGATAAATCGTAAATTCAAATTTTCTTTGTTCTTTTTTAATTTCTTTTTTTGTGTTCATAATTCTAATTTTTTGTTTGTTCGTAAATCTTTTTTTCCTTGTTTATAATAGTAATAAAAGTTGACCAGAAAACAAAGAAACCGTCATCATATTTTGGCAAAAAATTTAATAATTGATCTTCTTTCATCATTTCCATGATCTTATTTATACCACCACGACCTTCAGGTGACAATGGTTCGTTGACCATTTCAGTTATAGCATTTTGTAAATCTTCCGTTACGTTTGGTGTTTCTAGGTTAATAACTTTACCCATAACGCTAAAGTAGTCGGTACCGTATGTTCCCCATTTTGTTTTACCCTCTTTTATTGTAAGAAGTTTTTTACTATCTGGAGATTCGGTCAACAACTCATTGACTCTGTTAATAACCCACTCATGATCTTTTGGCCCCTTTTTTAATTCAGGAAACATTTTAAGTACGGTTTCTTCACCTATACCCTCAAGACCAGATATATTATCTGATGTGTCACCAGCAATCATTTTAATCAAACCAACATTCGAATAATGGTAATCAAAATAATTTTTGAAGTTATCTTTATTAATAACAGCCTTTTTACCGTATAGGTACACCTTCGTGTCTGGTGCAATTAACTGAAGTAAATCCCTGTCATTTGTGTAGATGATTTTATTTTCATTTGGTGAATTTTTCACGTAATGAGCAATACCGTCATCGGCCTCACAACCATCAATCTCAACTTGTCTTATAAACAATTCTTCAAGATATTGTTTTATCCTAATTCTTTGTCTATCCAAGTCGTGTCGTTCATCGATAGTTACCTTATCATTCCTATTCATTTTATAGTATGGATAGTAACCTTGACGGTAAACTTTTGAGTTTTCACCCTCCCAGAAAACAACAACTTTAGTTATACCAAAGTCTTGGTAAAATTTTTTGATTGTGTTAACAAAGTGAAATATGGTGCCAACGCTTCCGTGTTTAGTTTGCACTTGTTTGGCACCATAAAACCCCTGTTTTAATAAAGCCTCACCATCAATCAGTAACGTATTAATCTTCGTCCGAGTAGGCAATGGCCTGTTTAACTTCATACTCCTCTAATTCAAAATTTGTATCACCCATTTTTGATGCCCAGTAATCAGCTGTTTCTTTCTTGTACTTTTCCAAGGCTTCTTTATTATCTCGTTTATCACTTGTGATAAAACCATGTGGTGTAACTACAATTTGTGAATCAGCGTATCCTAGTCCGTTGATGTGATTCTTGTCAACGGTAACTTTTGTTCTTGTGGCAAAATTAATCTTTCTACCATTCTTAGTGGCATCAATTTTAGAAATACCACCATCGGCTTCATTACCAAAACGGAAAACCAATGTAGCAGCTTGGTAAACAGCCTCACCACCTTTTGGTTTAATTTTTGGTTGGCCCATTGGTGAATCTGGTAATTTAACCCAAGGTAGGTTACAAATAACCAAACCATTCAAGTATTGTGAGTTTTCTTTTCTACTATTGTTGATTCTTTGATTAATACCCATGTTAATCTTTTCTGCAAGAACGCCAGCGGTATGTTGTTTACCACCTTTACCCTCCCAGGTCATTTTACAAGGTACAGAACCAACTGAATCCCAGAAGAAACAAATATCGTAAGGGACATTCCCTTTAGCTTGTTCATCCAATACATAATTTATGTAATCGGTAATTTGTTCCACGTATTCAAAATCATCACGATAAAAGAAAAACCCTTTCCACTCACCCTGATCATCCTTGTAACAATCCAAACCCATTAATTTGCAATGTTCAAAACTCCATTTTTTCTCGGTAACCAAAAATATTGGTAAAATTCCCTTTTTCTGTGCATCAATGGACGATGCGATTAATGCACTTGTCTTTCCCGTGTTGGTATGTCCAAGTAACATGTTAATGTGACCCATACAAGGGCCAGGTACACCAGATGCCTCTAAAAATGCTTCACCGCAAGATAGAAACAAATCTGGTTTATATTTTGTTGTCGTACTCATTTTCTTCTGAAGATCATCAAAAGAAAATTCTTTTTTCTTTACTGCCATATTGATATATTTTTAAAAATTAATTGTGAAAAAAAGGGCACTATAAGAGCGTAAAATCTCCTATAATGCCCATATGTTTGTTTAATTAGAACGGTAGATCATCAGTATCCAACGACATTGGTTCCGCATCGGTTAATGTCATGGTATCATTCAAAGATGTTGGTACTGGTTCACTTACTGGTTGTGAATAATTTGTGGATTGTGGTGCATATGATGGCGTACCAGCGTCATCAATTCTAGCAACAAATTGCTTTGATTCGCTATCCCAAACAGGTTCAGAACCTTCAGCAACAATTCTCAAAAACTCAATAGGTTTTTTTCTGTAAACATCTCTCCAAGTTTGTTGGTCGTTTAACCAAAGTTCCATTTGTGCTGGATCTTGACTAACTGGTGATGTCTCATCAAAAATGATTTGTGAAACTTTTGTGTAACCTTTAGATTGGTCACGAACAACACTGATGACAAGATCTTTTCCAGCGATAGGATTGAAGAATGCACCAGAGCCTGGATTTTTATCGTTCATGAATTTCATCATGGGTTGGATTTTATCCATGATTCCTGAACCATCATTTACTTTAGGGAATCTCCAGAATTTAACTCCCTCGTGTTCTTTTCCACGTTCAATACCTCTAACAATATAGAAGTCACGTGAACGGTAATTGCTTGCGATTTTTTTATCTTCAGCATCACCCTTGATTAAAAGTTTGTACATGTCATTAAGTGGTGATTCTTCACCATCTTGAGCTGGATCGTACAGTTTATTCCATTTTTTACCAATCTTAAGATTGTGGAATTTAACAATGTCGTACCATTTACCCTCGGTATCCAAAGGTAAAATTCTGAAGACACGCTGTCCTGAATTTTCCTTGTCACCTAATGCTAATGTAAAATACTTAGTTAAGTCAACCTCTTTTTTTTCTGTGGTTGTTGCAGAGTTTTTTGATTTTTCGTAGTCGGCCAGTGAGTTTTGAACGGCCTTGTTCCAATCGATGTTTTTAAAGTCCATAATTAAAAAATTTAAGTTTATTATGGTACAATATTAGGCAACGATTTTCAAAAAGTCAAGTGCCTGACAAAAAAAATTTACGTGTTGAACAATTGTCTCTTTACTTTTTTACCCACCAATAGCACACCATGTGGGCTTGTTGTAACTGAAACAGAGCTTATTGGGTACTGATTTAAAACAAATGCCCCAGGTAATACCAATTGGGTACCGTTAACTGTTAAAGTGGTGACATCATCATAAGCACCTAAAAAAATTATACTATGTATTGAATACGTATGACCCGTATCCGCCGCTTGTAGTAATGCAACCGATTGGGTTCCACCAGATGTTAGTTTTTCTGTATATAATTCAGCTTGTATCATAGTCTATTAAATGGGTTTTCTGTTGGTATATTGAAGCTTTTTTTAACGTCCATATCACTATAATCGTTCATTATGGTATCAAACATAGACATTTTTGACGAATTTTCCAAATCGGTTTGTGTTTTAGCCCCAGTACCTTTATTGTAATCATCAATCGATATATTAAAAGGGTATGAATCTTGAGTAAGAGCTTTTCTTCTTTCTTCTTCAGTTGGTGGTCTCATAAGCTCAACTTGTTTTGCCAATGATTCCATTTTACCAATTAAATCATCCATTTTGGTTAAATTTGTTTCTATTTCGGAAACTTTACCCATAATGTCGTTGATTTTTTCTATACCGCCAGCCAAACCTTCAATCTTACTTTTGATGTCGTTTGTGCTATTAACCAATTCTGTCACATCAACCTCAGTAACATCTTCAGCTAGAGCTGGCTCTTCCACTGGTGCATCAACTGGTGCATCCGTAGCAACGTCTGTTGGTTCTGTTGCCATTGGTTCCTCAGCTGGTACCTCAGCTGTTGCATCGACAGCGGCGTCAACTGGAGCTGCGTCAATTGGCTCTTCAGCTGGTGCGACTTCTTCAGCTTCATTATAGAATCTATAAGAAACCTCGTCAATCGCCATTTTATCTTGATATGCTATAATAGCATTAAAGCGATTAATTTCGCTCTCCAATAGGGTATTTAATTTCTTACTCATCTTAGAAACATTCTATTTGAGTGGCTAATCGGTGTTTCTTCTCTTAAAAGTTCTCTACCATCCTCAACCACTAATTTTTTTTCGATTATTTTTCTTTCAATTAAACCGTCAGCGGTTTTTATATAGCAAACGCCAGATTTAAGGTCACAAACTTCCTCACCAACCTTGGGTTCATTACCAAGAAACTCTTCTATTTTATTGTCAATTCTGTCCATAAATGGTTTTACTATAAATATCTACAAGTTTATAAAAGTATTAATTATGGTAATGTTTTTAATGTATCTTTGTATGTGTTATAAAAAGCATCATTTGCACCTGGATGTGATAATACTTTTGTGACACTACCAACAACGGTAAAATCAGCATTTTTAAAGACGTTAATGTAACTGTTTATTAAGTTTTGCCAATAAATATCAGTTTTAACACCCTTAACTTCTAATCCGCCCCAACCATAATTACCATTCATTATATAATATTTTGCTTTAGGGAATTTTTGTTTAATTAAGTAAATAGCTTCATTTTGTTTAGCTGTGTTAGCTGCCCAAAGGTCGTTAGCGCCAATTGTGACAACAACGTGTTTAACATCGTTATAAACTTTAGCGGCGGTTAATTGATTTATTAACGATTTACCACCAGCATTTGGCCCATTACCCCCATCCACTGATAAATGTTTACCCACTTGTGGTGCCACATCGGTTACTTGTCTTATTTTTGGATTTGCGTGTTGTATTGATGCGTACAATGAGTCGCCAATTACAATTGAAGCAGCCCCAGCAGTTGTTGTGTTGTTACTTGATGGTGGATTTGATGATATTGCTGAACCCCCATTTCTTTCGTACTTTAACGCCGCCTGTACTTGTTCAGTTGTGGTTGGTGCGTTAGATTTATTAACACCAGCACCAGAATACATGCTTTCGTTTTTAACAATATCTCTTTTTGGATAACCACCTCCGCGTTGGCCTTTACCGACCGCATACGGTACACCAACAGCAGCCCAAACACCAGCTATCTCATAGGCCGCTTTTTCAATATTTTGTTGTGTATCAGACACCGTACCCTCTATATAATCAACAACAGACTTATCCCATAATCCCATACCAAGTTTATCTTGTGTTTCAGGTGTGAATAAATCCGATTTTGTTACACCATATTTATTCGCATTTAACTGACCGTTTAATGTGTCTGGTATCATTTGATATCTACCAACAGCAAATAAACCTTTAGTTTTTTGGGCTTCTAACACCTCAGATACTGTAAGTTCAGTTAATTTTTTTGTTAATAGTCTAGCCGATTCTGGTGATTTACCCTCAAAGAATGCTTTGCTACCATTACTACCATAGTTATAGTCGTTATAACCACCCTCAAATTTTAATACAACACCCGCTAAATTTGGATATTTTTGATACTGAGTAAATCCACTCGATAATGTCAAGTCGATGTTAGCATTGGCTGGGTCACCAGCTGGTTCAAATCTTAAAATAACAGTTCTTGTTGGATTAGCTATTTTACCATCATTATCTATTGTTAATGTAGCCCCATTAGAATAATTACCATTGGTAACTTTTTGTGAAAGATTACCACCAATAACATTTACAGTTTTACTATTTTGATCAATATTTGTAACACAATCACAGTGTGAATGTCCAACAGAATCCCAATCATTTAATTGAACAACTATTTCTTTGTAATTTGAATCTTGGGCATAGCAAAGAATATCACCAATTTGAATAGGTGTGTCTTTACTTGAATAAGCTTTCCAAGAAGTTTTTGTTTTCCTGATTGTGTTCACATAAACATTATGACTCGCACTATAAGGAAAATCATTTGGGTTTGGTGCTGCTGTTTTAATAATATAACTTATAAAAGCAGCCGACCATGGATTATCAGAGCAACTAAATGTTGTCCAATTAACAGCTGCCCAATATTGTTTTAATAAAGGTTGTGCATTTGTATCACATTCTGTTAAGTCAACCCACTTTTCTCTTTCTTGATCAGCCACTCTAACTAATTCGTTTGCAAATCTAACAGCATCAGATGATTGACCAGAATTGGTTTGTGGCGTATAAATATTTGATAGTTGGTCTTGACCAGCTGGATCTAATTTATATGCATTTTTTGCTTTCGAACTTAGCTTTATTTTACCAAACGAACCACCAGAATCAGCTGTAAAGAATGCAACTTTGTAATCGTCTGTTGACCCTCTTATCGCACCTAAATATTGCACATTAATACCAGTGTCAGTTTGTGTTTCCTTAGTGGTATTTTTATCCTTCCACTCTTTAAGTTTTCCATCAAAATATGCTTTATATTGATCGTAAAATCTTTTGTTTACACCCTCATCACTACCCAAATCTTCATAACTAACGGTTCCTTTACCATCATTTAAATTAAATTCAAGTATTGTGTCAGCGCTACCAATATCTGTTACCGTTATCGTACTTGGATCTTCAACCAAACCGTAATAAATCGCTTCTTTGGCATAGATCCTACTTGATGTTAATGGGTTTCTTGGCGCCCCATCCCAAGCATCATCCCCATCATCATCACTTGGTTCACGATTATAATCACTTATGTATTTTTCATAATCAGCTTGTGATTGTGACCCATTCGAATAAAATAAAAAGAAATGAGCGGCACCAGGTGAACATTCATCCAGGAAGCTAAGTATATCTTGAATTTCCTCTTGAGTTTTTAGTTTTGGTTCTGGTGTTCCAGTTGTTTGTGTCTCTGTTGTGGTTTTTTTAATTGGTGCGGCATCGAATTTTTGTATTGTACCACTATCACCCCCCAGTGATTTAAACACGTCATATACATCAGAATGCGTAGTTTCATTTTCATTTGTAACACCAATACCATATAACTCGGTATTGGCAAATATACTATTATCTTTATTATCAAAAAAGAATGTGGCATTTCTTATGGAAATTTGACTACCCTTCTTACCCTGATCGGTTTCCATTTTAAATGTAACCCTATTACTATTATCGGCTATAACGGCACCGCTTTCATCTTTTGCAGATACGTCAAATATGGTTCCGTCAAATAATTTTGAGTCATTTAATGTTGTGTCACTATTTGTTTTAGCCTCAACTCCAATTTTATTTAATAATCCACCAAGTTCACCAGTCAATGAATAAGATGAGTTTTCTTTAAACACTTTAGATAATGACAATGGGCTACCACTGTATCTACCATCACCACCATTTGCTTTTTCATTCATTATACCAATAGCAACTGTTTTCATGTTTTTAACAATCTCAGCTGGTGATTCGGTATTACCCAACATGGCTTTTGAATAGTTATATAATACGTTAATTAACCCAAGATTTGCGTCATTACTAGCATTACTTTTTGTCACACTAAAGATAAAAGTACCAATAACATTTATTCCATCGTATTTGTAATATTTGGTCGCATCGCTAGAAAGACCCTGCAAAACATCACCAAATGGATTATCACTACTTGAATCATCAGTATAAACTTTTCCACTTGTATTTGGTATTTCTGTTGAAACTATTGTATTTGCCGCAACTGATTCTTCTGCTATTTTTGCCGCATTTTTTCTCATTAATGCTAATAATTCTCTCCTAACATCGGTTTTTGATGATATCGGTTGTCTTGCCCCTTTGAATGTGGTTACCATCGTATTGGGTTGTATGTCATGAGCCACGTTTGTTATCCAGTACGTTCCATAAAACAATGGTACGTTTCTAAGATAAAAATAACTTAAAGGTTGTATTGTTGAGTTACCTAAACTAGTTACTGTACATGTATACGCTCTTTTTTCTAAAATTGGAAATAGATTTGTTGTCTGTAATGATTGTTGGGTATTATTTACAATATCAACCCAAGTTCTTATACTTTCTTCCGTATCGTAAAATTCAGCGGTATCTAATTGTACACTAGTAAACATTTGTTGTTTTTGTGTACCAAAATCAACAGTAAAACAAGTCACATTTGATTTCTTGATATCATCTGGTGCATTTTCTGATTTAACTGAAATTTCTCTATTATTATCATACCCAACATCCAAACAAAATGAATTTAAATTATCATTTTTCATAGACTGCACAACACCACCATTGGTATCTAGTTTAGATCCTATTGTACCTAACTGAAAAATGTAACCAGGGTAACCAGTTAATCCGCCAAATTTTTGTGAATTTCTACTTGATGTACCAAGTAAGTCTGTATCTGTGTGAACACCAAATAATTGATCAACAATGTCGTAGATCGATTCTTCATCATTATCTGTTGCTGATATAGCACCATTAAGATTTATGTAATTTGGTATTTGTTGAAATAAAAATCCGTTATTACTAGCTAAACCGCTAAATAAATTGGTAAAACTTTTATTCGTTAAATTTTCCATTGACGCATATTGGTTCTCTTGACCCTTGTTTGGGTTGTTGTCAAAATCAGCGTAAAGGTTTTGGTAAAAGAACGATAAATCCGCAAGAACATTTACACCGATATCATTATTACCTCTATCAACCACTTTGAATATTTCATATAAATCGTAGTTTGTGTCTTCTTTTTTGTTATCATCACAATACCCTGGGTCAATCGCGTAGTTATAAAATAATTTAGTGTTTTTTAAATCTGAAACTTCTAGCAATCTTATATCCTCAATCTTTGTCGGTATGAATATTGGCGAACTCCTAGTTTCCTCAACAAAGCTTGTTGATGTTTTTTCATACATTGATTTGATATTATAATATGTTCGTTTTTTTATCTCATCTTTTAAATTCTCTTCTTCGGATTGTGTGGTATATGGTGTTGCGGTGTCGTTTGGTACAGTTTTTTCGTTCATAATCTCACTGAACCTATTTAAAAATGAATTTAAACCGCCAACTGTTGATTCAAATATTTCCGTGTTAAAATGTTCAAAGAACTTACTACAATCTGACTCTAAATCAGATACCTTGTATTGGTTATCTTCGGTGAAACTAGGTTCTGGGTATTCAAGATCTTCTTCTTTAGTTATAATCGGATTGATTGGTGGTAAAATAACAACTCTGGTTTTATCAGCTGGTGTTGAATTAATTTCTTGTAGTCTGGTTGTTTGAAGTTGTTTAAAAGTATTGTCTCTAGTAACTTCATTGTAATAATTTTGCAAAAATGACTCTTGTGATATTATACCATTATTTGGTAAAAACTCGTAATTTAATTGGTACCCAATATATCTTATATAGGATCTTAATAACTTTAATAATTGTTTATAATTATTTTTAGTATATTTAATATTTAAATATTTAAAAAATGTTTTTACACAATCGAAATAAAAATTGTTGAAGGCTAAGTCTGTTGTATCAATATTACCAACCGAAACTAAATGATGTATTCTGCTGTATAAATACGACTTATTTAACTCAATTATTTCGCCTTTAAGACTATCAACGTTTTCATATGAAGGTACATACTGATCACCAAATAATATTCTTCTAGCGATTAATTTATTAAAACTTTCATCAGAAACGCTACTATCTTTTAATGTTGTTTTTAAATCATCATAAGTTTTTGCGTTTGTAAACAATACCTCGGGTGACGAATGAAAATTATGTAATGATAGTTGAAAATCACCTAATTTTGTTACAGAATCAATTGTTGATTTATTTGCTATTGTAATATCATAAGAACAAAATTGGTCAGCAACCGTTTCACATCTTTTTTTCTGTGTTTGTGTTAAAGCGACATTAAAAAATTTTGATATATTAGCTTCAGCGGTAAATTCATAATTCCACCATGAATTACCTATTAACATGTAAGATATTTCATCAGTTGTTAATTCAATACTAGTTTGTGGGTCTTTAAATTTACCACCACTAAAAGCATCTTTTATGTGTTCTGATGCTAGTATTGTTGATGATTTAACTAACGAATTTAAATTAAAAGTATTTAAATTATTATTTGGTGATAATTTTGCAAAATCTTGAAAAAGAGTTGAGAATTCTTCTAATTTTTCCACATTAACAGAATCTAATATTCTGCTAAAATCATAATTGTTTATATACCCACTTTCGATAGCAACCTTTAATCCATCGTAACTAATTAATTGTGGTGTTATATTTCTAAAATAACTTACATTATTTTCCCCTGGATATATAGATAATGTTACACCATCATCAAAATCAAATTTTTCCAAAACACCTTCTTGAGTGTTAATACTATCCATACTTAGTTGTGTGCCAATAAGTGTGCTTTCAAACCATAAAAATCTTGTTGTATTTTTTAAAATACTAGTATTATTAAAGTTACTTCTTTTTAAAAAATCAAGTCTATCAAATCCAGCGTGAATAATGTATCTTTTTTGTTCTGGGTCGGCCATGTATGTACTTTCGTCAGCGATACTTTTAAAATCGCTAAATAGAGTTTCTTCTTTACCATCTAGCGGGTCAACGACTTTACCACTAACTTGATATCTTTCATCCAAGCCGCTAACACCCCTTGCTGGATTCCACGTTGGCTCATCGTTAATACTATAAAGATTTGGTGCCGCATTTAGTACATATTTTTTAGCATCTTTGTCCCATGTTGTACTTGTATAAACAGCTGTTTTGTAATCAAAAATGTTCAAATCTTGACCACCTTGTTTTGAAGTTGATAAAATTAAATTATTTGGGGTTAGAAACCCACCAGCGGAAGGGTACAAAGCAAATATACCAAAAGATGTTGGACTGATATTTTTATAAGAATTATCTGTTTTTAAATTTGCTTTTTCAATACCCCATATTTTATATAAAAAATTTGTTAAATTATCTATTTGTTTTTCTTTTGTCGATGGGTCATTATTTAATAAATAACCAGGACTACCTTTACTTCTACCCACAGTTTCTTCTTGTAGATAGGCAATGCTATCTTCGGTTTTACCGTTACCAATTGATACTTTATAATTGGTAAAATTTAACCTGTTTAGTAAACTAGCCTCATGCGGGGTTGCTGTTTTATTTTTAACAACACTTTTTTGTATTTGTTCTCTAAATGATGTAAAAAAAACATGTGAAACTAAATAATAAAAATCACACATTTTTTCAGAACTTGACAACGAATCATTATAGGCACTATCAATATTGTTTACTTCACACAATGATTTTATACCTTCTTTTAATAAAGCTTTTGTACCAAATTGACCAGCCAAAAACGCAGCTTTTAATTTTGAATATACGATAAATGATTTTATATAACCAGTTAATAAAGTATTTGAGTTTGTATTACTTTTCTTAAGATCTTTGGTTGCTGTTTTTAACTCCTCAACCAATGCGTTTATATCATAAGTAACATTTTTTACACATAAATTTCTGTAAAAAGCCGTAAATTCAATAAAATTAGAGTTGTATGTTTTAAATGGTTTTAATATACCAGAAAATCCACCAGATAACACATGTGGTTTTCCATCGTCTTCATCTGTTTTTGTTTTCAACCCATTTAAATATTCACCAAATAATGTTTTATTATAATCATTAAGAAACTTATTTTGTATACCATATCCAACCGCTGGCATTGTAGTAAATGTACTAAGATTCCAAGATTCAAACTCATCTTGACCATTATTATTAACACCATTTTTTATGTTAAAACGAACAGCTTGTATGGGATTGTTAAATCCTGGGCCAGATTTAGATAAAACCGATCTATTAAGAATTCTTACATTTGGAAAAGTAAGTTCTTCTACCATTTGTTCTGAGGCTTTATTTGAGATAATGGCTTGTTTATAACTTAAGTAACTACCTGGTTTTCTTATAAGATCATTTATTTGATATATATCTTTTTCATAAAACCCATCAGCAAGCACTTTGACACCATTAATCCTACTAAAAACTTGTGGGCCACTCTGATCTGTTATTTCTAATTTGTTTTCTTGAAAATAATATAAACCACCCAGTAGTAATGCAATTGGGTATGGTATTTCAACTAACTCTTGGTTTTTATTAAATATTGATATTAACCTTTTTGGATTTAAAGCACAATCCGTCTCTTTTATCAAACTAGAACCATATGATTTTAAAAACATGAGAGCCATTTCGGGGAAAAAATTATTATCCCCTTTATCGATTCTAGAACACAATGAATCTGGCATCGCTGATGTGTTAAGTATAGACCTATATCCAGCAAAAAACTTACTATTTTGATATTGATAGTTGATGTCTTCGTTAAGAGCGGTTTGAACAGACGCATCGCTTTCAAAAAACGGCTCAAATTGGCTATTGTTAATAATGCCGTTATTTGGTTCACAATAGTTGTAGAATTTACAGTAGTTTTCTAAATATGTATTAAAATCCATTATCTTATATATTAAACGTTTGTGTAAAATCCTCTGTGGGTTTTGTTATTTTTTTAAATGGTTGATAGTCGCCCATGTTTGTATAATCGTCTGTTATTGTGTTAAATGTTAATGATGGTAAATCTTCAGATCTAGCATAACTTAAACTTCTACTAAAATCTGAATTGATTGTTATCTTACGTAAATTATCATTCATTGAAAAATAAAAACCTTCAAAAGGATTTATATTACCCGTTAAACCATCGAATACACCCTTATATTTATCGCTATCAATCGCGTCCACCGTTAAAGTGATTGGTATATCACAATAATAATTAGCGTTTGGTTTTAAATCAATGTAATGTTTTAATTCACCTGGTTTTTTTTCCGCATGTGTGGAATAAAAATTTATGTCATTACCTGACGGTTTATATTTTATTGTTTCATATAAACTTTTATTACCAACACCAATTAATTTACCAGTCCCATCATCCCTATTAGCTGGTGGTTCAAAAAGTTTATTCAATTTATTTATACTAGCGTTATAATTAGCCGATGTGTAAGCGCCGCTTGTATAGTTTGACAACTCAGAAAACATTGGGGTTAATACAGCTTTTGCATTTGCAACAGTCCCATCACCAAACTTAATATGTTTTAAGCCAAAATTACCAACATTTGTATAATTTACACCATCCGTTTCATCCGTAAAGGTTCTTGTTGCTCTAGCTAATTCATTTGCTATAACAAATATGTTACTCATTTTACTTAAAACATTTCTCGTCACACCAGTTGCCTCAAAATCAGCTAATTTACCAGAAACATTTGTACCAAAATTAGTTATTGATCTGTAAGGTAAACCAGAGTATGCCGAAAATATCGAATACTTGCTATACATTTCACCTAAAATTCTACCAGTTTCTTTTGATGGGTATGTCGATAAATCCGCTTCGCCTAACTGAAATAATGATAATATACCAGTTGGTGTTGATTGTGTTACCCCAGTTTTTTTGGGATTTGCGAGTAGATTTATTCTGTCTAAAGCTTTATAAATTTCTTCTACAAAATTAACCTCAAACCATTCGTTATTAATTGATTCATTACCTGGATATGCTAAAGTAACTCTATCAACAGTTTTTCCATTAATGTATTCTGGTTTTGTTTTATAGTAATTTGGAAAAGGTGTGTGTATTAATTTATCAAATTCCTTTTTATAATCACTAAATTTTTCTTGTATTTTTACCCTTTGTAGGTTCGTTTCAAGTTGTCTTAAAGCACTTTTACCAGTTATATCTAATAGTATTAAAAATGTTTGCATATTATTGGATAAAATCCTTAATATGTTACTCATATTTGGTTTGTAACCCAATTTTTCACCCAAATTAGTTATTTGTTCCGTCACATAATCCTCTTCAATTTCCGATTGTAGTTTTGATATATTTTTAAAAACAATCGACATCATTTCATTGTAGTTATCCAAAAAAACAGGGTTTACAAAATCATTCGCATCATTACCATTATAAGCAAATAAATCACCAGTCAATATTTTTTCTATTTTTATACCACCTTTGTTTTTTTTACTGTTAACGTATTTTACAAAAAGATCACTATTTGTATTGGTTGTAGATTTTTTTTGTTCAATTTCATTTAACAAATCAGCTGAAAATGTTGTATCTTTACCGCCACCTTTTTTAATATCGGCTATGTTTTTTATAGCCTCATTCATTGTTTTTAAATAATCAAAAAGTTGGGATGGTGACTCCGTTGTATCGGATATCACATATTCACCGTCATTAGGTATTGGTTCATATAATACTAAATCGTTATTATTTTGCGCTATTCTATAATTATCGGGCGAATTTGAAATAAAATTTCTAACAGATGGATCGTAATTTTCTAGTGTATTTTTTTCTTTTAATAAGAGTTCGTTTGAATCGACTGCCTCATCTGTTCTAATACCGTTAATCACATCAGTTGGTATTATTTTTAACGCTCTGGCTAAGTCAAATAACGTTGGGTAGTTATCTATTTTATAATTTTCATATTGGTTTATTTGATTACTGTTACTAAGAGATTCTTTTATCTTAGCGTTTTGTTTATCATATAACGATTCCAATATTTTTTGACCTAAATAAGTACCATTTTCAAGTTGATACATATATGGGGCCACATATGCGTATATTATTAAAAAAGTGTTGAACAAAGCAAATATCTCGCTTTGAAATTCAGCGGTCACATTATAGTTTCCAGTTGATGGATCAAATTTTGTATTTGATTTTAATAAAACCATTGGAACCTCAACAGCTTTACCATAATAACCTTTGTATGTTAATAAAAATTTTGGGTAAGGGTATGTGAAGAAAATATTATAGGGGTTGTCTTTTTCGTTACCACGTTCAAACAACATTCTACCTTGTATATCCGTAAATTGTATTGTTATTAATGGTAAGTTATTCGCATTAATCCTAATGTTGATGTTTGTAATTCCAAAAGTTTCTGGGTCTAATAAATAATCGCTACTTTTTTTGTCATTTGCGGAATCGCTTGTAAAAAAATCAGTCCATTCAGATGTAAACTTACCTTTGTTTTTATATGTACCGTCAGCTCTTTTTTCATTTTTTAACGGATTTAAAAAATTTATATTTATCGCTTCGGATATATTTTCATTTCTTCTTGTTTCACCTCTTTTGCTAACAACGGCAGATTGTGGTCTTTTATAAACTTTCAATGATGCATAAATCATCAAGTCTTCTTGCTTGACGTATCTATCGACAATTTCATTGTATTGATTAACAACTTTATTTGGGTCAATAACCAATACACCCTGATTATCTTTTCGTTTTAGATCTTTGGGTTTTGTTAAATAAGGGTTTGTTGTGATACTAGCCGCACCATCAACAGAATTACCCCCTCTTTGAAATAATATTTTTTCGTTAATGCCATTAATCGCCATAGTAATCTAATCGTTGAACTAACTTTCTTTCATATTCCCTTAAGGTTACATCAAGCGGTTGTGGTATCCTAACGGCTTGGCCGTCTTTAATATTCCATTCTAAACCACCAAATTCTGGATTTGCCATTAATATTAACCAAGAATAATAGGGTACACCGTAATACTCCTGACTAACTTTATCTAACCTGGTTTTTCTAATGTCGTATATTATCATAGTATCCGTACTCTTTTCATCTAATTTGATGAAAGGTGGTGATATGATCGTTTCGTCATTATTTAATTTCTTATATCTATTGTAATACCCTGACATTTTATATTATACCTAATTCTTTTTGATATTTATTAAATTCCGTTTCAGTTGCTTTATCAATAATTTCTGGATCCTCGCTTTGAGATATAATATTAAACAAACCTCTTGTGTTTGTAAATAAAATATAGTTATATAAGGAACTACCTTTAACCTCATAAGTGTCTTTTATGACAACAGTATAATCATCAACCCCACCCTTTAATAGCTTTTCGGAAATAAAAGAAGGTTTGAAGGAAGCATATGTCTCATTATCAATTAATATTTTATTTAATTTTTTAACAACGTTTTCTTCATTTTTAATATATTCATCATACAGCGGATTTGTTTTTTGATTTGCAGCTGTTACATAATCTTTTATACTTGTAAATATAGAAGTTAATATATTATTGATCTTAACCAATTTTTTATCTTGTTGTTGTTTTTTAGCCTTTTCATTACCAGTAATACCCTTTGTTGGTTTTTCCGCTAAAATTCTTTTGGATAAATCAGCTTTATCAGCATCAGTTAAATCAGCGAATACTTTAATAAAGAATAAGTCTATTAAACCACTTAAGTTTATTGTATCACCACTCATTGTATTATAATTTACCAAATTTTGTTTTGGTACATATTGTACCAAACTTTTTGTTACTACATAGGTGTATGGTATAAATGAGTTAATATTATTAATTATATTTTCTGTCACAGTATTTGCGGTACTACCACTACTTAAAATATAATAACCGATATTGGTGTTTACATATTTTTCGTTACCAACGTAATAAAATAAACTAGTTAAACCGCTAGCTGTAACTTGTGTATAAAAATCATTGTCCTCATCAAATTTTATATCCAAATCGAATTTTTTGGACATAAAATTATCGTTTAACATAACGTCTAAGGCTTTATTTGAAAATTCAAAAAATTCATAATTTAATTTTTCAAACGTATAAGTCATTGGATAATGTTCGGCATATGATCCCGCTTTGTCTTCGTTACCAGTTGGTTGTATGTTTAATGTTGTTGTGGTTCCAGGTTTTGCATCTTTGTCATATGATGAATTTAATGTAATACCACTAGTGACTTCAAAATTTGGGGTTGTTGGTGATAGTGAAACAAAATCTTTAATTGCTATTGACTCTGGAAAACTATTATTAAATGTATAACCGCTACCAGAAATTTGTTGTATTTTTGTGTCTTTAGAAATTTGTTTAAAGAAATAAGTTCCGTTACCCAATGATAAAAATTTAAGTTTATTTCCGTAATTTAATTCAGAATCATCAATCACAATTTTAACATCCGCAAATTGTAATAATTCATAATTATTGAATGATAATGTTTTATACTGATAGTACGGATCGTAACCAAAAAGTGTTTCAGCCGATGTTTTTAATTTATATTCATTTGGTATTACCTCGTAACGATACGTTTTTGTTTCATCGGTCTTGATGTCATAACCGTCTAAAACAACAGACATACCGTTTAATAAACTAACAAGTTTACCCGTGTTTCTTTCTAGATCACGTAAAGTTACTGTTTTTTCTTCCGTAACGGTTCCAACATACTCAGATAATTTATCAACTAAAAAGTCTGTAAATATTTTTTGGTGTGTTGACTCAAAATTTTGTAGGTATTGATCAAATATACTTTTGCTTTTTTGGTTTAGATGCCAAAAATGACATAAGTTTAATTTTATTTTAGCCGCCATTTCTTGACTTAAAGCTGATACAATTTCATTTATATTTTGACTATAATCTGTATAGTTTTTAAAATAAAATCCAGCAACCTCAGCATTGGTTTTGGTTGTATTATTTTTATATCCACCAGTAAAATTACCAGGGTCAAATCTATTAAAATCATCAAATGTTCCACCAACTGAAATTAAACTGTTACCATCACCAATTTTATACATGTAATTTTGTGGATTAAGATGTAATTTTAGAGGTGATAATTTTGCGGTTTTCATTTGATCTGATAAATTTTTATTTAATATATCATATGAACCATATTCAACATAATTTCTTTCAATAGCCTCTTTATCAAAAATTGTAAATAAACTATACTTACCATTTGTGGTACCAGTTGTTGTACCAGTTATATCATTAAAAATATCATCGCTAATTGGTAATAAACCCATTTCATTAAATGGATCTGTCAAATCAACACCTGGTGCTTGTGTTGCGCCAGTTGTATTACCAGTAATAATATTATTTGTATTTGTTTTTGTTAATGTTTTATTATAGTTTTTATTCAAAATCAAATTCATTAATACTGTATTTGGGTCGGATATGGAATTAAAATTTGTATTTCCATTAAACACCTCAGCATAAGTTTCATAAAGTTGTTTAAATAAATCCCTATATTGCACTTCATACCAGTTAAAATAAGATTTATCTAAATATTGGTCTGGGTTATTTGGGTCTTTTGATACATTACTAAATTCTAAAACGAATGCTTGTTCACCGTAATTTCTCCATTTTATCTCTTCCCAATATGTTTTATTTGTTACTGGGGCTTGTGTACCATTTAACGTATTAGGTGTTAATAAATCTTTTTCATTGTCAGCTTTTCTTAAATAAAATTTACCGTTTTCACTTACAATCTCATATGGTTGGTAGATACTGGACTGGTTATAAGCATTTGCTGTAAATAAATCCATGGAATAGTTTCCACCTGGTGTTGTTGGTATTCTTTTCTTAGTTATTATACCAATCGTACCATACGGAACATCGTCTAAGAAATCAGCTGGTACTATTCTTTCAGCAGCCGCAACAATTGGTATCAAATCCAATGTGTTATTATCGAAAAAGCTTCTTTCTAAGTTAATTAAGTTTCTTTCAAATAAATCTTTATTTGCAAAAGTTCTATCATCATAAACATCCGCGTTTGCATAATAGTTAAATGACAGTGCATTTTGTAATTCATCGACATATTTTCTTAAACCAGAACCACCAATATATTTAAAACTTAATTGAACATCCGCTATCATTGGTTGTGCACCAATACCTTCTGGATTTAAATCCCACACTAAAGGTTCATATGATATATTTAAATTATCAATAACGATCTTTGTGTGATAAAAATCACCAATTCTTAAAACACAAATAGGTGGTTTACCAAATGCGGTATTAGACGCATCACAAGAATCCTCACCATTTTTTCTTTTTATTGTCTCACCAGGCCTTAAACATTGCTGTAAAAAAGTTAATCTCGCATTTAAACCTTCAGGTGTGATTGCGTGAAATGCTGGTTGGAAATACTTTAATTTTTGTTTTAAAGAATCATACATAAGGGGTGTATCGGCTCTAAGTAATTCAAAATAATCACATTCGGTGATCATTTTATTAATAATCCTTTGAGCGATTTCTCTTTTTGTTACATTTTCATATGTTAACGGTGATTCTTCTTGTACCAATATTGTTTGTTCTTCCGCTATTGGTTCTTTTGGTTTTTTAATTTCTTCTGGTTTATTAATAACCTCGACTTTAACTTCAGCTCTTCTCGCATACGAACTTACAATTGACAATGCACCGCAAACAACATCCTTATACGGTCTATCAATTTTAGCCTCGATTGTACCAATATGATTCGCATCGACATCAGGTATCCAATTACCAGTGATTGCTTTTTTAGCCAAAGCATCAGTTTCAAAACAACAATATTTAACCTTTGTTGTGCTATTAGGGTCTGGTGCGTCAACAGTATAAAAAATATTATTATTTGGCCCAGCTGTTTGTGGGTTTGGTATAATTTCTTTTATCGCTTCAGTTGAACCTATTCCGCTAGCCTCAGTTAAAACAAATGTTATTGTATCTTTTGTATTTTGTTTTGCACCATCTCGTTTAAACGCAACAATAGACTGTGTTCCAGTGTACAATTGTTCCAAATAAGTGTCAAGCCAATCGTTAACCTCAACTGGATCATCGTTATCATAATAAATTTGACCAAGATCACCTTTATTCATAACCTTGGTTATTAGCCACTTAATTGTTGATATGAATCTTCTTCTCGATAAAATATTATTATAAGTTGATGTTCCTTGATCTGGCCCCAATGGTGATGCGTGTGTTTCAACTGTAATTTTCAAATCAAACCCTTTGTATTTTGGATCGGATAAATCTTGTTCAATGGTTTGATATTGTTTTTCCATACCATACCATTTTGGTTTGTTAGCCTCGACAGATTCCATATAATTTTCAGCAGAATCTTTTCCTACTGTGTAATTATATCGCATCCATTCTGGTGGTATTATACCAGAAGATTTGTATTTGTTTTTTGTAGCCTCAGCATTATTTGCTGTGTCTAGTCCTTTTGTTAGCTCATAATATCTTTTAAAGAGTATATCAAATGACTCTATTTTACCAGTATCATAAATTGGACTGGTTTTTTTATCGTAATCATTTGGTCTTAACGGCACGTCATTTTCAAAAAATAAACAATCACCATTAATTAATGATTTTGGTTTTTCTCTATCAATTGTGATTGTTTGTTCACCTTCTGGTTGTTTGTAAGTTATTATTTTTTCAAATCTAGGTTTTAATTTTTCATTTGATTTTGTTAAATCCAAATCACCAATAACTTTTTTAAAATAATCAATATCGGATTGTGTGAATTGATTCCATATTCTAGCCAATTCAAATACATCAAAATCCAAGCACCCAGCCCAAAAAGCTGCAAGTAATTCATCAACCTCACCGTCTGTTAGTCTCGCTAATTCCTTCTGAGTTAAAAGGTTCAATATTGATGGGTGATCCACTACAATTTTCCAACTTAATGTTCCAGTTCTTTCTGAATTGTTATATGTATAAATTGGTTCTGGTCTACCTAAAAACTGGTGAGTTGTCCAATTAGCGGTTGTGTTATCTGTAAATTTAATATCGTATGGGGGGAACCACATAACTCTACCACCGTTTGGCCCTTTTTCACAAGCTGGTAAATCCGTTTTACCATAATAGTTATTTGCTTTATAATCTCTCCAAGCTAAGTTTTCAATTGAAAACATATATTTTCTAGCACGTCTTTCACCAAAATACTCAACAACAGCATCACCAGATCCGTCACCTAATCTACCATATCCCGTATTAACGTTTAATTCTGATGGGAATATGTTGTAGTTACCAAATCTATCAATAACTGAATTTCTTTCTCTTCTAATTAATTCTTTGTATCTTACTAAATCAGTTACCTTGTTGTAAGGTTTAATTTTTGTCCAAACACGACAAAGCTCAGCTTCATTATATAATTCTCTATCACTTCTTTTACCTGTTGGGTCTAAACCTGGTACTAAATATCGATAACCAATAACATCACCTTGTTTATTTAACCTTTCAACTTTTTTAGGTAATATTGTTGCATTAGCCCTTGACATAAAATCATAACCATCATAAAATTTGGTTATGGTTTGGTCGATTGGTGAATTAAATACACCAAATTCAGTTTGAATTCCTTTTTCAAGTAGTTGGCTTGTTGTGTATAAAATTGAACATTCTCTAAATTTAGCTTGTTTATATTTGTTAACACTTAATAGTGAACTAGTACTATCGATATTAATTGGCACTGGTTGTGATTTTTGATTTGTTTTAAAATCAAAAGCCTTGTCTTGTGCTGTTGATGACTTCCAAATAAAATGCGTTTTAACCGAACCGTATTCACTAACACCCTGCGGTCTATTAATCCCTTCTGTGTCGGATCCACTATAACCTGGTTCTTCGTATTGTTTGTTTTTGATCGCCTCAACAATAGCCTGATTACTTCTAACCTGATGCCCATCAGCGTCTTGTAGTAAATAAAAAGGATCGTCAAATTTACCTTTATTACCAATGTAATATCTACCTTCTGGTGTTTCACCAGCACCTATACCAAAATAACCACCAATTTTTCTTAATGCTTGTAATTCTTCTTGGCCCAGAAATAAGGTTGTTTCTTGATCGGCTAAATAATCTGGTTGGTATTTGTTTTTACCAACATTATAAAATAAAGAATATCTTTGTCCAGCACCAGTTCTTCTTATAAAGTAACCATCTCTATCTTGTTTTCTTGTAACTTGCTTACCTAATAAAGCGTCAACAAATTTAGCAAAACCACTTTTTGGTTCACCATCTGAATTAAACTCAATAACATTACCAAAACATTTAGGTGCCAAGTCATCATCAGTACTCATCGCAAAATCAAATGCAATCGGATTTGTTACGCCAGCCAAACTACCAGCAAACTCAGCGGCTTTACCTAATGTGGTAGACGCTACGCTAATCTCATAATTTCTTTCAAATAAATTAAACCAACCAAACGGATTTCTAACAATATTAGCAGCGGCTATTGGATTTGTTAAAGCTTCATCTAAGTTTGTACCACCTAATGTTTTTCTTTCTAGTGCTCTTTTTATTCTACTTTCAAAGTTAAATTTTAACTCCAAAGCAGCGATGTTCATTAACAAAGTTTCATTTGTAAGAGGCGGTGTACCACCATTTAATAAAAAAGACATTGGATCCGCTGAGTTTGTCATAATAGCCAACGGATTTATTGATGTTTGAATATTTAAAAATGAACTCGGTTCATATTCTTGTGGGCCAGCATAATTAAAAACTCCAGAAGCATATGCGTCAACATATGGTTTGGTAAACGCATCTGGTTTTAAACTTAAAACTGTTGATTCAAATTCATTAATTTCAACTGGGAAATATCTATTTTGTTGCAGTTGTAATTGTAAAGCAACCTCTGGTGTTTGATTTGATTGTGTTGATACACTTATCGCATTGGGTATATTTAAGTCATTAATTAATGTTAACTTACCAACCGATTGTAATAATGATGTGTACGTATAACCACCCTGACTTAAATAATCATATAATGGATCATTCTCAGATGGGTCACTAATATTAATTGGTTTGTTTTTATTAAAGAGTTTTGGTCTTTGTATATTTGCGGCATCGTCAACACTACCTGGATTTAATACAGCACTATCACCAATTGATGTGTCTTGTCCTATACCACTAAGGTACCCAGACGATATATTCGCTAAAATATCTGGTGGTGTTTGTAAATTTCTATTTAAGTTTTTTTGTCTTGGGTTAACTGAATCACTAACAACGTCACCTGGATTTGTTACATTATAATCGTTAATATCTGTTGGTTGTCCTCTGCCAGAAAGATATTGTTGCGTTAAACTCTGATTTGCTGTAATATTACCAATACCAGTGGCAATCTCATTAGGTGTTTGTAAATTTTTATTTAAGTTTTTTTGTCTTGGGTTAATAGAATCGGTTACAACATTACCAGGATCGGTTAATTTAACCGAAGCTTTGTCCGTTCTAATAATAGCATCTTTACCAAGAGCATCAATGTATGCTGCATATAAAGCAGAACCACTTAAATCAACCAAACCAAGAACAATATCTGGTGGTGTTTTTAAGTTTAATTTTAGAACTTCGTCTCTAAATTGCTCAGAAAATATCTTAAGACCCATTTTATTAATTTTTTTATATTAACGGTTGTATTGGTGCAACGTTTCCATTTTGGAAATTACCAAATCCTCTATCATATGAATCAGTAATTGATTTAAGCCTAGAACCAATTAAATCTCTAGCACCATACATCTGATCCCAAGTAACAACCTTACCATCATCTGATTTTATTGTAATAACCCCACCGTGTTGTACGGTATTTGTTGACCCGCCACCACCAGAACCTGCGGCTCTTTCAGCAGCAGCTTGATCTATAAATTGTACCATATCACCTTTGTTAAACTTAGCATAAGAACCATCTTTATAAATAACACCATCATCAAAAGCACCCATTTCTCTAGCCCCATTTGCAACATCAATTGCTGTTGATACAGCGGATCCAACACCTGGTACAAAAATATTACCAACGTTAGCCGCACCAGATGCTAGATTTAAACCGAAACCAGTCCAATCACCTTCGATGGCATCTTGTATCGCAAAACCAACACTAGCCAAAGCGCCAATAACGGGTATTCTTTTAAGTAATTGACCACCACCCAATTTTAAAGCATTTTTACCTAATGTTTTTGTTAAAGCTCCCTTTGCTAATTGTGGCACCCCTTTTCCAATTGATTTTGTACCCATAAGTGCGGCTTTACTATACAATCCAGCACCTTGTAAAAAAGATCCTTTACCCGTTGGGCCCATTTGAGATGTGATAGCAGATTGACCATCTTGTCCATATATTGTTTTAAGAACATCGCTTTTTGCAATTGCATTAGCTTGCATCTCAAGTCCATAATTCTTTATCTTTTTACCACCAAGCATATCTGGTATAGCATTTCCAAGAATTTCTAATAATTTACCGATACCAGCTTGGAATATAGGTATCATAAAATTAATAATTTCTGTAATAATTGGTTTTGCAACATCTTTAAATAAAACTTTTAATGTTTCAGCTATTTTAGTACCTAAAGTTTTATTTTTATCGGTAAAAATACCCTCAATTGTTTTGAATATTTCAGTTGCTTTAGCTAATAAACCTTTAAAACCATTTGCTAGACCATCAGATCCCATTATGTCTTGCATTATAAATTTAGCTATTTTTTCACCACCCTTTTCAACCATTTGTAAAAAAGATTCAAATTCAGTTGAACCGAATAGTTTGCTAAAAACAGTTGAAAATCCTAACATAAATCTATCAACAATCATTGATAATCTTTCAAGAAGATTTTTTCTTTGTATTGCAGCATCTTCGTTTTTCTTTCTAGCGTCAATTATTGCTTTTAATTGGTTTTTATCTGTGATATTTTCAAGTAATTTTGTAGTACCATCAGACATTCTTATTTCGTATTTACCCTGTTGGTTCAATTGCATTAAACTTGCAATACCTAAACGATCCTCTTCTTCTAAACCCATTAAACTAAAACCAGCTTTAC